TGAGCAGGTGGAGATGAAGCCCGGCGAATGTTGGATGGTCGATAATTCACAACTGCATGGAGTGACCAACGATGGCGACAGCGAGCGACTCTCGCTTATCATCGATATCCACAGCGACCGTGCGTCCTAGCGTCACCTATCAGGTGGAGTCCTGGGCCACCTATGCTGCTGATGCCCCGCCGTTGTGGGTGCAGCACTGGCGCGAAGTGGCCATTCATCAAGCGGAGGTGCCCCTCGAGGTGGACCTGGAGGGCTATGCCGCCCTCGATGCCCTGGGGAAGCTCCTCCTTGTCACCGTGCGGGCGGATGGGGCGCTGGTGGGCTACTGGAAAGGGCTCGTGGTGGGGCATCTCCACTACCGCAGCACGCTGCACGGGATTATGGATATTGTGTACCTGCTGCCTGCGTACCGCCAGGGCTTCACGGCCTGGCGCTTGTTTCAGGCCGTCGAAGCGGAAGCCCAGCGCCGGGGGGTGGTGCGTCTGACGGCTGGGACCAAGATCCACGACGGGCTCGACTTGTCCCGGTTGTACGAGCGGCTCGGGTATGCATGGACCGAGAAACATTTCTCCAAGCTGCTGAGGAGCTAAGCCATGGTCTTTGTCGCGGCTGGGGTGGCGGTCGCCGGCGTGGCGGCGAGCGTGGGGGGGGCGGCGCTCCAAAGCAATGCCGCTAAGAAGGCCGCGCAGGCCCAGGGCAATGCCGCGGGCCAGGCCCTGGGGTTTGAGCGGGAGCAATACTACCAGCAGCGCGAGGACCTGATCCCGTGGCTGGATGCGGGGCATGCGGCTCTGCCTATTTTGCGGGACCAGGCGGACCAGGGGCAATACCGCCCCGGCTGGCAGAGCCCCAACACGATCACGCCGGGCTCCGCCTATGCCTACACCCCACCCCCCGGTGTCAACCAGGGCGACTATCAGTTTGACCAAGGGGCCTATGCCTGGCAGCGCCCGGCGACCGTGGACCCCAATGCCTATCGCTTTCAGAGCCCCACGGCGCTGAACCCCAATGACTATCGCTATACGCCCCAGCAAGCCTTCAACAGCCCGACGCTGGACGCGAGCCAGTACCGCTACATGCCCGAGCAGTACACGGCGACGAGTACGCAAGGGCTCGGGGATTTTACGTTTAAGCCCCCGACCGTCACCGATGACCCGGGCTATCAGTTTCGGCTCGCGCAAGGGCAACAGGCGATTGACGCTAGTGCGGCGGCGCGGGGCGGGCTCACGAGTGGCGCGACCCTCAAGGCCCTGCAACGCTATGGGCAGGACCTCGGCAGCCAGGAGTATCAAGCGGCGTATGGCCGGTCCTGGCAACAACAGCAGGAAGCCTACGAGCGGCAAGCCTTCGAAAACATGACGGGCGAGGAACGGGCGCGGTTTGCGAGCATGACCAACGAGGAACGGGCGCGGTATGCTAATGCCCGCAACTATGAGCTAGACTACACGCAGAATCAGGACACCTATCAGCGTGGCCTGACCGCCAATATGACCGATGAGGAACGGGCGCGGTATCAGAATGAGGCGAATTATCAGCGCAACCTGACGGCAGACGATATGGCCTACAAGCGCCTGTTTGGGGAGAATACCCAGCGCTATGATTGGGCCACGCAACAGCAAGGGCTGGACTTTAGCCAGGGCCTCACGTCCAACGATCTCCTCTTTACCCGTGCCCGTGATCAAAACATTCAGGATTACAACCGCGCCGTCTATAACGATGAGACCGCCTATACGCGGGGCTACCAGGCCAATCAGGATTGGTATGCCCGCGATATGGTGAGCCAGGAACAGGAATACCAACGCGCCTGGCAGGCGTATGTCGCGCAGCAGGAGGCCCAACAGCAAACCTGGAACCGCTATGCCACGCTGGCGGGCTATGGCGTCAATGCCACGTCGCAGCTCGGGCAACTCGGCAACGCCTCCGCAGCCCGCGTCGGAGATTATTCCACGCAGGCCGCGAATGCCCAGGCCGCCGGGCAGGTGGGCAGTGCGAATGCCTGGAGTCAGGGACTGAGTGGCGCGGCCAGTAGTCTCACCAGTGGCGCGCAGAATTATGCGTTCCTGGATTATCTCAATCGCCGGTCTGGGGCGTAGGAGCCGCCGATGCCGATTGACCCACGTATCCCATTGCAGGGGCAACCGTTCCAAGTCCCGAAATTTGACTTGGGGGACGCCTATGTGCAGGCTGCCCGCGTGCAAGCCCTTGACGAACAGCGCCGAGGGCAATCCCTTTTGAACAAGGGCAATGAGCGTGCCTTGAGCCGGGACGACGCCTGGCAAGCGGCGATGGCGCAGGTGTTCGCCCCGCCGGCCCCCTCCGCGCCAGGGCTCACGGGTGGGGGACCACCGCCCCCCCCGGCGCCGGCAGGGCTCACCGGGCCACCCCCGCCGAGCATGGCTGCGCAGACGCTGCCCCCGGCGCCAGGGCAGGGCGCCTATGGCCTCACCGCATCTGTGCCGCCCCTAGGTGTGCAGCCGGAGACCTTGCAGCGTGCCCCGGCAGACCTGCAATCCCTGGCCACGGCCACCCGAGGCCTCACGGCGCCCCCGCCTGGTCCTGTGCCTCCACCGATGGGGGGCGGGCCGGCCGGGCCGCCGCCTGCCTCCCCTCCAGGTGGGGGGCTGACCGCGCCCCAGCCCTCGACGCCGCGGCCCAGCCAGTTCGCGTCCCTCATGCAGCCTCTCAATATGGAGGCGCTTCAGCAGGCGTACCTGCTGGACCCGGAGAAAACCGCCCAGGTGCATAGCCGCCATGTGCAGATGCAGGGGCAGAAGATCGCCCAGGTGGAGCATGTGACCGAGCGCATGTACACGACGCTCAAGAACATTGTGGGCAGCCCTGACCCGCAGAAAGCCTATGAAATGGGCGTCAAGCGGCTCCGGGAGGAGGGCATTCGGCTGCCGAACGATTTGCCCCCGACGTATGATCCGGCCTGGGGCATGATGACGCTGCAAGGGCTGCGCACGGCGAAGATTGAGCAGGCCGAGCTCAAGATGGCGCAGGAACAGGCGGAACTGGAGATGAAGCAGTATACGGCCCAGACCGAGCGCGGGAAGATGCTCAATGAGGCGCGCAAGTTGGGGCAGCCGCAAAAGGTGGACTATGGGTATGGGTGGGAGATGGACGCGGCCCTTGATGCGCGGTTTGGGGATGCGATTCGGCAGAGTGGCCGCCCGCCCACACAAGCCATGGTGGACCAGGCCACGCAAGATGTGGATGCGCGGCACGTGAGACGGAACGTAGAGACCTTTCGTCAGACTGCGCCAGAGCGCGCGGACATTGCCCGGCAAACTGGGGCCGCGGCACAGGGGGAGCGCCCGCTTGAAGGCCCAGAACGGATTCGCCTTAATGCTTTTACGCAAGCTGAGGATGTGGCGAAGCAGCTCACGAGTGAGTTTACGCCGGAAGAGCGCAAGCACTATGTGGGCCTCGGCGGCTTTCGGATGAATGCGCAGCAGGCCCAGCAGTTAGCCACCGATGCGCTCACGGGGAAGGCCGATCCGAAGTTTGCCCGGTTTGCCGCGTTGATCGCCATGGGCAAGGCTGAGGCATTTGGCGAGGCGGGGAAGTCCCTCACCGGGGCCGAGAAGGCGGTGATCTTTGGGTATATTCCGACTGGCACTGAAATGTCAGCCGAAGCGTTTGAGCAGAAATTGACCCTGGCCCAACAGCGGTTGCCTGCGATACTCGACCGCGAATTGAAGCTTGCGACGACTCCGCGCCGGGACTTGCCGGGCATGCGGGCGCGAGGCGAGCTCAGCGGGCAGGGACGAATGAATACGTCGTCCCTGCGCCCGGTTGCTGACATGCCGCCCGCCGACCTTGACGCCGAAATTGCCGCCCTCGAAGCCAAGACCCGAGGGGGCCGCTCATGGCGCTGAGTCGTGAGGAGCTGGGCCGCCTGGTGGAATTACAGGCCGCACGTCACGGAGTGGACCCGGCGTTAGCGCGGGCCGTCGCCCAGCAGGAGTCCGACTTTGACCCGGCTGCCCGCTCGCCCAAAGGTGCGCTGGGGGTGATGCAGCTCATGCCAGGCACGGCGAAAGCCCTTGGCGTGGACCCGCTCGACGTGGGGCAGAACATTGCCGGGGGTGTCAAGTATCTGGCGCAACTCTCGCAACGGTACGACGGCGATCAGGCACGCATGCTGGCGGCCTACAACGCGGGACCGGGGGCCGTCGAGAAGTTTCGCGGGGTCCCCCCGTTCCCGGAGACCCGCAGCTATGTATCGAAGATTCTGGGCATGCTGCGCCCGGCGTCGGCCGAGGCCGCGCCCCTGGACGCCGATCTGGTCCGCCTCGAGGCCCTGAAAGCGGAACGGGCACGGCGTGCCGCCTCTGCCCCGGTGAGTACGCCTGCCGAAGCAGGCGCCACGGGCCAGGCTATGCGGCAGCGGCAAGACGCACCGCCCGCCGGCGAGCCGCCGAGTGATCTTACGGTGAACATTGAGAAGGCGAGTCCGCCTGACGACTGGCAGGCTGCCGTCCAGGGGATTGAGCCCGTCAACCAGAACGCCGCGAGTCAGCTGCTGGCGACCCGGTCCCCCTTGCCGTCTGCCACAGACCAGGCCCGGTCCCTTGGTGCCCTCGCTGTCCCGGCCATCACCGCCACGGGGGGAGCGATGATAGGTGGCGCGGTCGGGGGGCCTGCGGGCGCCTTTGCGGGGGGCGTTGCCGGGGGTGTCTATGGCGGGCGCCTCAACAAGCAACTCGGGCTGACCCCCGAGGAAGCCCCGCTGGTCGAAGAGACGGTGCTTGGCCCGATTTACCCCAGCGATGCGCTCAATGTGGCGATCCCCCTTGCTGCGCGTGCGGCGGCTCCGGTGGCCACGAAAGTCGGGAATGCGATTGCGGGCGTCACGCGCCCGGCCCGGCAACAGCTCATGGACCTCGCCGAGCGGTGGGGCGTGCGGCTGTCGTATGGCGATGTGGCGCGGGGGAGTATTGCCCCCAAAGTGGAAAGTGTCCTCGAGAACGTGCCTGGCGTGGGCGCGGGGGCCTTTCGCGTCGGGCAACAGGCCGATGTGGCGCGCGCGGGGGAGGCACTGACCACGCAACTCCGTGAGGCCATGGTGACGACCCCGTGGCGGAACCTGGCGCAGGTGCAACGGGTCGCAGGCCAGCAGACCTCGCAAGGGAAAGCGGCCCGCGCCTTGTTGGCCGAACTTGACCAGGCAGGCGATGATTGGGGGCGGGTCATCCAGGCCAGTGGTAAGCTCAATCTGTTTCAAGATCGCCTGCGCGCGACCCAGCTCTATGACCGGGTGGACCGCCTGGCGGCGCCCCTCGGCAATATGCCGTTGCCGCAGACGACGCGGGCGATTGATCGTGCCGTGCAGGATGTCGAGGCGGCGATTTTGCCCGCGCCCGAAGTGCGGCGCGAAGTGGCCGGGCTCATGCAGCGTGCCCGTGTGGCCGTGACGCCGACGCCCGGGCAGCCGCCCCCGGATACGAGCTACACGCGCATGCGGCGCTTGCGCTCCGACCTGGGCGATATGCAACGCACCGCCACCGAGCCGGCGACCGCGCGCTATCTCGGCACGATCAAGACCGCCCTGGAGAACGACATGACGACGTTTACGGCGCAGCAGGGGACGCCCGCGTTGCAGCAAGCGGCCCGCCAGGCGGACCAATTTTACCGCACGCGGGTGGTGCCCTACCGTGAGGGGGCACTGGCGACCGCGATCACGAAAGACCTCCCTGATGAAATCTACGGCGCGTTTGTGCGTCGGGGGGCCGACCGGGCGCAGCAGTTTTACAACGGCCTCGACCCACGTGGGCAAGCCGCGGTGCGGTATGGCATGGTGCAGGAAGCGACGGACGCAGCCACCCAGGGCGCCTTGGACGTGTTTAGCCCGGCCAAGTTTGCGCAATCCTTGGGGCGGATTCAGGAGGCTAGCGGCGTGTTCTTTCGGGGGCAGCCGCACTGGGAACTCAACGGCTTTCGTAACCTGATGGCGCATGCCCACCGGGCCGGGCAGTACGCGGAGAATCCGCCCACGGGCCAACGCACGATTGCTGGGGCGCTCTTGGGCGGCGCGGCCACGGTCGATCCGGCGACGATGGCCCAAGTTTTTGCGGGGGCGAAAGGCTTACAGCTCCTCTTTATGACGCGGCCGGGACGCAACTTTCTGCTGGCTGCCAGTGATCTGCAGCCAGGGAGTGCGGCCTTTACACGTCGGGTGGATACGTTCTTGCGCTCCCCGGCCCTGGCGCCGGTGGTCGCCAGCACCCAGGGGGCGCTCCGGGCTCAGTCGGACGCTCCGGCGCGGGACCAGGGATACGCCGGGGTCGCTAAGTAGTGGAGCGCAAAGTAGGCAGGCAGGATGGCCCAGCCCGGCAGGCCCACAACGACATGGGCGGCCAGGACGAGGCCGAGACTGACCAGGAGCGTGGACGGTCGTGCATAGACACGCGCGGGTTTCATGCCAATTCCTTTCCGGCTCCCAGGGGCCGTGTGGGAAGAGAGAAGGGACGATCATCACACTATACCCGACTTGGCGCCGCGTGGCAGGCATTTTTGTGCTGGTGCTCTTGTCCATGTGGTTTGTCCCGGCACCCGCCCGGCCGCACGCGGCCGGGCCTCCCCTGTGTCCCATAAGGAGTGCGTGCGCGCATGGCGACTGTCCGTGACGATGAGGTCCTCCCGCGTACCCGCCGCCAGCCGGGGGTGTACGTCGGGCAAGAGGTGACGCTGCCCGTCGCGGCCACGTATGTCACCGCCCTTGCTGACAGCCGCGGGTTGTGGACTCCACGGGCAGCACAAGAAATAGTTTTGACCCTGACAATTGAAGCGTTCCTGGACGAGGCCTGGGTGGTCCTTGGGGGCTTTACCACCGACGCGAGTGAGAAGCTCGGCAAGGATGGCACCCCGCTCGATGCATCGAGTGTTCGAGTGCGATTACCACGAACACGTCAGGGTATTCCTCCAGTGCGGACAACCCTCCAGTGTGCCAGTGCATGCACCGCGGCGGTCCGCCTGATCTTTGATGACGTGCCTATCCCTGTGCGTGCGGCACACGAGCATCAGAGCGTTACCTACGACAATGACAACGAAGCTGTCGGGACAGCAGTGAACAGTATCACCATTGGGTCGTTTCCTGTCGCGAACAATGCGAATCGATGTATGCTCGTTGGCTCAGCGGGGTACGATGCAACCCTTGGCAACACGATTGTCAGCTCGATTTCCCATGATGGCTCCACCGCTGGCTGGGCCTCGGTGGTGACGAATCCAGGCCCTGGGGGCGTCACCGACCGGGCCTCCATCTGGCGCAAGGTCGCCCCCTCTGCTGTGAGTGCTCCCGTGGTCGTGACGTTCGCCGGGACCTGCGATCATATTGGGGCGAATGCCCTCTCTCTCTATGATGTTGACCAGACGACTCCCATTGGGACCGCAGCCAGTGCTGAAGGGACGTCAGGCGCAGCGACAGTGAACGTCTCATCGGCCACAGGGGGGATGGTGTATGATGTTGTTTACAACTATGGGAACTCGCTGACTAATACTGGCACGGTGGGTGCCTCTCAAACGCAACGTGCGAATACTGTCCTCAAAACGTATGCCGGTGCACGTGCGCTGATGCTGGCGAGTACCGAGCCCGGGGCGGCCACCGTGACGATGAGTTGGACCCTCAGTCATCCCGACGAATGGGTGCAGGCCGCGTGTCCCATTCAGGCCGCCCCCGCAGGCGGCAAGGCGACGAAAAACACGCGGGCGTCTCCGCTGGGGATGCAGGCGGGGTATCCCAGGCGGCAAGGGCTCGTGCGCTAATTTCTCACGCGAGGGAATATCAACATAGAGTTAGGAAGGAAAATATGCTAAAATAGACGGGTCTATGGAGTACTGGAATACCCCATAGACCCTACCCATGAAACAACCTATTGAGGAGGTTGCATGCATGAGTGCTGCGAAGTCTAACACAAAGGCAAAGCCCAAGACAGACGGGACTCCAAAACGAGGGTATCTCTCAGAGCGGAAGCATCATGCATTTCTTTTGGGGATCGAAGGCAAAGATTGTTCTTCATGTAAAACATGGCATCCTTTAGATGCCTATGGCATTGCAAAGCGTCGATGGGATGGTAGGCGCGAAGTTTGCAAGTCGTGCCGAGCATCAAAAACGATTGAGCAGTCTGAAACTAGAAAGCCTTACTACAGACAGTATAATGCCTTAAATAAAGAACAAAGATTACAAGCATCAAGAAAGTGCAAGGCAATGCATCGAGATGAGGTACTTCAGAAGCGACGAACATACTATGAACAGAATAGGCAAAAAGAACTTGAAGCAAGCAAGATTTATCAGAGGGAAAGACGGAGAACTAATCCATGGTTCAGGCTACATACAAACATGGCGACTACTGTTTGGCTTGCCCTGAAAAGTAAAAAGCAAGGGAGGAGATGGCAATCACTGGTAGGCTATTCATGAGAAATGCTTATCAGCCATTTAGAAAGACTCTTTCAACCTGGGATGACTTGGGAGAATTATGGGAAGTGGCATGTAGATCATATTCTACCAAGAGCTTCATTTTACTATACCAGTTACGAAGATGAAGCATTCAAAATCTGTTGGGCTTTAGAGAATCTCCAACCTCTCTGGGCACAAGATAACCTGAAGAAAGGTGCGAAGATTTGAACATTGTCATGTACATGCGTAAAGAAAATTCTGGCCTTGCCAGGACAACTCTTGAGATCGCGACTACCCTTGAAAAGCAGGGACACGGCATTTGTATCAAGCAACCATCTGACGGTATGCCTATTTACGGACGCGATGTCGGAGCCGATGTCTGTAGCATACATTCGCAATTATCGCCTAGCGAATATTTTACGAATATCCCTCGCTTCCTCTGGAATCATGGCGAGCCGCTTTCTTCAGTGGGAAATGGGGTCTCCATGAAGGCTGTCGTGGATCTGGCACCCCTCTGCGATGCCTTCATTTCCATGCGCGAAGAAGAATGGAGTGTCTGGAATAGTATCCGCCGTACCTATATTGTTCCTAAAGGGATTGACCTTGAGCGGTATGCGCCGTTGCCGGGCATCACCGAAAAACTGAGCGGCGAGCCTGCTGTGCTGTATTGCGAATCTTGGCGAGGAATGCGTAATCCGTTGTATATACTCATTGCCATGCAACAGGTCTGGCAAAAGTACCCCAAGGCACGGTTGCATCTCTATAATGTGCAAGATAAGAAAATGCAGGACACGTTTTCAGCCCTCATCAAGCACTGCAAATTTGAAACCTTCGTCCGTAGCCTGCAGGGCCCTGTTGATGATGTCACCACCTTAATGAATCGGGTGGATATTGTCGTCTCTGGCCTCTACCCGCTGTACGCACGGACGCCTATTGAAGCTCTGGCATGTGGGAAAGCCGCCATCTGTATGGGGTACAACCCTCCTAATTATCCATGGAAGGTGAACGAATATAGCCCAGAGGCTTTTGCCGAGACGATCATTAATTGTTGGAACGACTACGGAAAGCTGGACTATCGGAAGTGGGCTGAAGAAAAACACGACGTGAACAATATGGTGAAGCAAGCCGTGAGTATTTATGAGAGGTATTTGTAAGCCATGGCAGTGGCAACCCTTGCCGACCTCCACGCCGAATGTGACGCGATGCGCGGCTATGACCCGGCTTGGTACGTCAAGATGATGCACAAGATTCCGCTTGCCCGCGTGGATAACCGCGTGCGCTATATCCTGGCGCAGTGCCAGGGCAAGCGCGTGCTGCATCTGGGGTGCAACTGGCCTCCTGGGTATCTGCACACGGCGATAGAGAAAGTGGCAACGCGTCTGTATGGTGTGGATATCTGTGTGCCGCCTGGGGCAAGCGAGGGCTTGTTTGGACGTGTTGACCTCGATAAAGGCACCGAAGCGGCAGACTTGGTAGGCTCGCTGTCTGTCGAGCAGATTGAGCTGGTCGTCTGCGCCGAAATCCTTGAGCATCTCGGCAACCCTGGCAACCTCCTGGCGCAGCTCAAGCGCCTGGCGTGCCCGGTGCTGATCACCGTCCCCAATGCGTTCAACAACACCGGCTATTACCACGTCACAGGCGGCGTCGAGTCGGTGAATCCTGAGCATGTGGCCTATTACTCCTACCACACGCTGAAGGTGCTGGTGGAACGCTACGGCTATGTGCTGAATGACTGGTGCTGGTACAACGGGAAACCAGGGACGGCTGAAGGTGTGATCTTCCTCGTACAGTAGAAAGGACTGGTATGCGCTGGTGGGTTTTCTGGGCCACACTCCTGGTGCTGACATGCCCGGTGTCGGCTGAGGTCATTGATTTTACCTATACCGAACCCCTGGCGTCTGCCACGCCTGGCAAAACCCTGGCGTATACCACGTCGTATTGGTGCCGGGGGGCGACGTGTACGAATTGGACGCCCGCCGTCAAAGTCCTCAGTGACAATGGCGCCGGTGGCGACACCAAAACCGTCCCGATTAGTGTGGAACTCACGGCGGGTACGTTGCCGCTGACAGTTCGTCTCCGGGTCACGGCGACGGATACCACGGGGAATACGACGGCTGGGGCCATTACGACCCATACCTTTAGCCCGTAGAGGCACGCCTTTGTTATGGGCAATCCCAAAAAGAATCAACTGACACAGATTCTTTTTCTCATGGTTGACTCTGTTGATTTTGCTACCATTGAGTCCGCCCTCACCGCCATGCCGACCGGCCGCTTCTACGGCGTGAATCACGGCGGGTCCGTGGCCACGGTCAGCGGGGCACTCAGTAAGACCATTTCGCATGTGCGCTCGGGCCTCTACCGCGCCACGATCAAAGCCGCCGAAGCCAACTATGATTTCGTCGATTATCGCTTTATCCATGCCAGCGCCGCCGACCAGCATGTGCAGGTCTTTTATGCGACGGCGGATAATTCGGACATTATGTCGGCCATTGCCCTGCTCGCCTCGGTGGCGTCGGATGCCGCCAGTGCCGCCCAGCAGACGAATTCCCGCGTGTTGCTCAATCTCTCGCGGATCAGTGACACCTATTCGTTGCTGAGTGACTTCTATTCCGACTTTCAGTCGCGGGTCCCCAAGCTCGTGGCTACGAATAGCCAGGTCAGCGATCTGCATTCCGATCTGCGGTCCTATCTCGTGGTGATGAGCGGCATGCTCTCGGATGTCGATAGCGCCCTGACCAGTCAATTTACGCTGGGCCATACCCTCGATGCCTCGACCATGAGCGATCTGCGGAGTGCCATCACGCTCGCGCAAGCCCTGACGGCCTCTGACCTGAGCGACCTGCGCTCGGCCATTGCCACCGGGGCAGGCGCCACGGTGACGGCCAGCGACATCTCGGATATTGCCTCGGCCGTGTGGGCCTTTGCCACGCGCAAACTGACCTCGAATATTGATTTGAATGCCTCAACGATGAGCGATTTGCGCAGCGCCATCGCGGGGGTGGTGGCCACGCTGAGTGTGTCCGACATCAGCGACATTGCCAGTGCCGTGTGGGCCAATACCATCGGCGCGCGGGTCGATTCCCGGGTGCTCCTGGTGCAATCGCTCGTCAGCGATATGGACAGTGCCCTGACCAGCCAGTTCACGGCGGGGCACCCCCTCACGGCGTCCGACCTGAGCGACCTGCGGAGTGCGATTGCGGCGGCCCAGGCCCTCACCGCCTCCGATATTTCGGACCTCCGGAGCGCCATCACCGCCGGGGTGACGGTCTCGAATATCAGTGACATTGCCAGCGCCGTGCTGCTCACGCTCGCCAGCCATTTCTCCGATGTCTTTTCGCAGATGGCGGTCCTCCAGTCCTTGATGAGCGATGTGGATAGCGCCCTCACCAGTCAATTTACCGCGGGGCAACTGCTCAACGCCTCCACCATGAGCGACCTGCGCTCGGCTATTACGGCCGGGGCCGGGGCGACCGTGACTGCGAGCGACATCTCGGATATTGCGTCGGCCGTCTGGGCGTTTACCACGCGCAAGCTCACCTCCAATCTTGGCCTGAATGCCTCCGACATGAGTGACCTGCGCTCCGCGATGACCGCGATTACGCTGACGTTGAGCGCCTCGGACATTTCGGACATTTCCAGCGCGGTCCTGGCGGGCCTCACGGGCGTCAGTGCGTCGGACATCTCGAATATCGCGAGTGCGGTCTGGGCGCATACGATGGGCGTCCGGATTGATAGCAATGTGCTCCTCAACCTTAGTCGGGTGAGTGATATACAGTCCTACCTGGTCGGGCTGTCAGGCCTGCTCTCGGACGTGGATAGCGCCCTGACCAGTCAGTATGCGGCGGGGCAGCAGCTCACCGCCTCGACTCTCAGTGACATCGCCAGCGCGACCCTCCTGGCAATGGCAAGTCACTTTTCGGATATGTTCTCCCAAATGGCGGTGATTCAATCCCTCGTCAGTGACGTCGATAGTGCCCTCACGAGTCAATATACGGCGGGGCAACTCCTCAATGCGTCCACCATCTCCGACCTACGCAGTGCGATTGCGGCCGGTCCGGCGGCCACGATCACCGCCAGTGACATTAGCGACCTGGCCAGCGCCGTGTGGGCCTTTGCGATCCGCAAACTCACCTCGAATGTTGGGCTGAACCCCTCCGACATGAGCGATCTCCGCAGTGCGATTGGCGCGGGGGCCGCGGCCACCATTACGACGTCCGACATCTCGGATATTGCCTCGGCGGTCTGGGCCAACGCCATTGGCGCCCGGGTCGATTCGCGGGTGCTGCTGGTGCAATCGCGGGTGTCGGATGTGCAGAGTTATCTGGTGGCGATGAGTGGCCTCCTCTCCGATGTCTATTCCGGCCTGTCGGATCTCAATTCCGACCTGCGGAGTCTCGTCACGACCACCGGGGTCCAGCTCAATGCGTCGAGTCTGAGTGACCTGCGCAGTGCCATTACGGCGGCCGCCGTGACGCTGGATGCCTCGACGCTCAGTGATATTGCCTCGCAGGTCTGGGCGCATGCGGTGGGCACGCGCGTAGATTCCCGGCTGCTCCTGGTGCAATCCCGGGTGTCGGACGTGCAGAGCTATCTGGTAGGGCTGAGCGGCATGGTGTCTGATGCCCACAGCGCGGCCGTGCAGGCCAATAGCCGGGCGTTGGCCACGTTGGACGTGACGAGTGATATTTACAGCCTGCTCAGCGATGTCAGTAGCGACCTGACCCTGATGAGTGGCGTCTTATCGGGCTTTGAGAGTGACTTTCAGAGCCGCTTCCCGGCGGCCATCCCGGAGCTGACGGGTGATCCGGGCGGGACTCCCACCTGGGCGCAGGCGGAAGCCCTCATCTTTGGCTGGCTCAAGCATGACACCACGGGCACGCCGACCAAGCGGTTGCTCAAGAACAGCGTGGGCACGACCGTGCTCTCGGGACTGGTGAATTGGAACGCGGGCACGTCCGTGTTCAACCAGGGCAAATTGAGCTAAGGGGCATAGATGCCGAACCTCCCAGGCAGAAACGGGGTCGCCTCGTCGCTGCACTACCCGTTACCGCACCCTGCGGCCACGCCGCTTGCGCAGGGCCATCTCCAGCAGGTGCTCTGGTGGTTCGCGCGCCCGCTGGGCCTCCTCATTGTGGTGCCCGTGTCGGGCTTCACGGGCGGCGTTTCCACGGCGACGTTGACGGCTATTCCCGGCGGCAGTCTGTTAGCGATTATCGGCCTGGCGGTGGAGGGCTACCGCGTGCGCGGGTTAGCGTCCACCATCGTCGAAAGCTTCGGGACCTCCGGGGGCCTCACGGCGTTGCTGCTCGGGGACCCGGTGCTAGAGGATCGGTGGGGCCGTCAGCCGGTCTTGACCGTGGGGGCCATCACAAACCAGCGGGACGCGCACAGTGATACCGAGCCGATTGTCGGGGCGGGTGGGTATCGGCTCCAGATTGCAGTCGAGGGTGGGTTGATGGATCTGGCGGGGCGGATTCATGTCACACTGTTCTGGGAGCGGCTCCAGGCGGATGTCGTGTAAGAGGATCGAGACACTATGCCAATCACCCCGTTATCTGTCGTCACCATTTTTCCGTGGCCCCATTTCGTGACCACCATTGACGGGCTTCCGGCCATCGGGGGGCAGCTCTTTACCTATGATGCCAACACGACCACGCCGAAAGCCGCCTATCATGACCCGGGCTTGCTGACCCCCCATCCAAACCCGATTATTTTGGACGACCAGGGCAGCGCCGATATTTACCTGAATGGTTTTTACCATCTGCGCCTGCATGATGAAGTGGGCGAGCTGTATTGGGAGGTTGACCAGTTCAGTTTTGCCAGTGGCCTGATCCCCTCCCCCGATGGCTTCACGCGGGGCTCGACCGACGCCACGATGGCCGCCGTGCCGGGTGCGGCCGTGCTGAGCCTCACGGGCTTAGCGCCCCTGGGGTACCGCGTGACGGGCGTCACCAGTACCATTACGACCGCGTTTGGCACCTCGGGCGGCTTGACGGCCCTGCTCCTGGGCGACGGCGTGCTGGAAAATCGGTGGGGACGGCAACCCTTCCTCACGACCCTGGCACAGACCGGGCAGCAACATTTTACCAGTGATACCCAGCCCATTGCGCAGGTCGCGTATACGTTGCTCATCAGTGCGGAAGGGGGCTTGTTCGACGCGACGGGCAATTTACACGTGACCGTGTATTGGGAGAGTCTTGCTGCCGATGTCCCCTAGTCTTTGTTCGCAAAGGAGTGCGTATGGTCCCCGTGTCGTTGCTGCTTCTTCTGGTCCTCAGTCTGCTGTGGCCGACCTTTGTCCACGCCCAGGCGACCTGCACCCACTGGATCTCGCAAGGCGGGAGTGGCAGCGGGTCCTGTCCGGTGGGGACGCCCTGCAACATTGCGCGGTTCTGGCAACTGGCCGCGCCCGGCCATGTGGCGTGCTTGAACAATGGCGCGTATACCGATCGCATCGAGCCACCCACGGGCGTGGCGGGCACGGCGGGCAATCCCATCACCATTCGCGCGGTGAATGAGGGGCAAGTCGAAATCAATGCGCAGGGGAATTTTGGCATCTGGATGAGTTCGGTGCGGGGGAATAATTGGTTCGTCGTGGAAGGGCTCAACGCCAAAAATGGCGGCGAAGCGCTGTATCGTAGCAGTGGGTCGGACAACATTTTCCGGCGCAACATTGGCTGGGATGGGACCAGTGGGCAGGCGGATTCCAATATTTTTGCCGTCACCGGGCTGCGCAACGTGGTGGAAGATTGCGCGGGCTGGGGGATCAATAGTCGTAAAATTTTTGATGGCGCGCAGGCGGGGAACGTCCAGGGCACGCGGTGGGCTCGGAATTGGGGCGAATGGAACGACCACCCCCAGGGGGTCTCTCAGCCAAACAATACGTTCCTCATCTCGTACAATACGGGCAATAGTCGCTGGTACAATAACCTCGGCACCTGGCGCGAACTCGGGCAGCTCGGCAATGCGGAGTCGATCATGGAGATCGCCCGCAATTGCGACGAGCCCAACTTTGCTGCCGAAGGGACGCTGGTCAAGGGCTTCTTCGCCTATCTGACCCCTGGCTTTCCCTACTCGCCCTCCGCCCTGGTCAAAGGCTTCTGCGCCTCTGGCTTCGCCCTCACAGATGTCCTGGCCTACGTCCCCAGCGGGTTCAGTAGTAAAAAGCCCTTTGAGTTCTCCCGGGGCAGTGCTGGGCAACCCTCGGGCTCGACCTGCACGAACTGCCTGGGGGTCCACAATGGGACCCCGAGCAGTAATAACGGGGACTCCGGCTGGACGCTGCCGGGCTTCCGGGAGGGGAATAGCCTGGCGGCGGCGACGGCGGGCGTGAATATCTTTACCGCCTTGCCGGGGCTCTGCTACCGCTATGACGCGAATGGGAATTTGACCGCGACCGGGCTGTGGCCGTGGCCCATGAACCAGCGCATCCTGGATGCGCGGGCGGCCTCGGGCTATGCGGCGGTGAATGTCACCACGACGGTAGAAGGCCTGCTCGGGACGATTCCCGCCGCGTGCCGGACTGACGCGGGAAGCGATACGATCCCCCCGACCGTGGCGCTGACCGCTCCCGCCCAGAGTGCCACCGTGAGTGGCGTGACGGTCCCGGTCGCGGCGACGGCGGATGATAATGTGGGGGTTGTGGGCGTCCAATTCAAGGTCGGGGCCGCGAACCTCGGCGCCGAAGACCTCACCGTGCCGTATGGGGTTGACTGGAATACCACGCTGGTGGGCAATGGATCCCATAGCCTCACGGCGGTGGCGCGGGATGCCGCCGGGAATACCACCACGTCCGCGTCCCACACGGTCACGGTGGCCAATGGGGGCGATGTCACGCCGCCCACGGTGGCCCTGACCTTCCCGACGTCCGGGGCCGTGATTAGTGGCATTTCGCTCATCCTCACCGCCACCGCCAGTGATAATGTGGGGGTCGCCGGGGTGCAGTTTAAGATTGATGGGGCGAACCTGAGCGGCGAGGACTTTACCGCCCCCTATGCGTTTGATTTTAACTCCGCGCTGTTTGCCGATGGGAGTCACAGCCTCACCGCTACGGCCCGCGACACGTCAGGGAACTTGACCACCTCCACGGCGGTGCCGATCACCATTGCCAACTCCTCTGTCGATACCACGCCGCCCACCGTGGCCCTCACCGCGCCCTCGCCAGGCGCGACCGTGGGCGGGGCCGCTGTGGCGGTGACCGCGACCGCCAGTGATAACCTTGGGGTGGCGGGCGTCCAATTTAAGCTGGACGGCGCGACCCTCGGCGCGGAAGACACCAGCGCCCCCTATGGCCTCGCCTGGAACTCGACCCTCGTGGCGGAGGGCACGCATAGCCTCACGGCCACGGCGCGGGATGCGGCGGGCAATACGACCACCTCCGCGTCGGTGTCCGTGACCGTCAGCAATAGTGCGGCCCCTGGCGCGTTCTATGTCTCACCCACGGGCAATGACGCCAATACCGGGACCAGCCCCGTGACGGCCTGGGCCACCCTCCAACATGCCCACGATGCCGCCGCCTCCGGCAGTACGATTATCGTCCTCGCCGGGCAGTATTTTCAGCGGGTGACGATTACCAAGAATATGCTCACGTGGACCGGGCAATCGGGAACGATCATTGACGGGTCCGATGCCCTCACGGGCTGGGCCAGCCAGGGGAGTGGCGTCTATCGCGTGGCCGTGCCGGGCTATACCCCCGGCGCGCTGACCGCGTTGGCGCAGCGCCTCTCGATCCCCAAGTACAGCAATAATATGATGGCGGGCCTGAACATTGATGATGAATGCGGGACCGGCCTCACGGTGCTGGCCTTTCCCACCGGACAGGTCTGCCAGGGTCGCGTGTATTGGGATGGCTGGGAAGCGGCCTTTGGTGTGACGGGCGGGTTTGTCTATCTGCGCTTTCGCGGGGGCGAAAATCCCAATACCATGACCATGCGCTCGGCGCCCCAGGGCGGCGTCTTTCATATCGATGGCGGCGACAACAATATCATTGAGAACATGGAGATTGGCGGCGGCACTCAGGCGATTGTCCTGACCAATAGTGCCAATGACAATATCATCCGCAACAACGTGCTGCGCAACGGCTATCAGCAAGTGATGGTCCAGGGCGGGAGTGGCAATCAGATTCTCAACAACGCCATTCAAACACGGCTCATTGGGTCCACCGCTGGGTATGCAGCGAACCCGGTCATGGGGGGCAACTGGAGTGTCGGGGCGGTGGATGGGGATGCCAAGCTGAATATCTACCATCATGACAAGTTCGAGGTGGACGATAGCGGCAGTGAGAAAACGGGCGGGATCCTGTTGCAAGGGGCCAATAGTGTCATCATTGATGGCAACGACATTCAGGGCGGCACCGTCGGCATTAACCTGGAGAGCGGCGGGACCGGCAGTATCATCCGCAACAACTATATTGCCCATCATAGCGCCGAGGGTCTCTATTACTCGGAATACGCCCAACTCGAGATTGCCCATAATCGCTTCTATGATGGCTCGCACCTGATTCGGATCCAGCGCATGGAATTTAGCGGCAAGACGGGCTGGATCTACCGCAACCATTTCCACCAGGATAACAACGGGGCGAAGCATATCCACTTCAGTTTTATCCAACGGGCGGTGAGTACCAACACCCTGTATATCTATCACAATACCTTTACCGGCAAAGGCTGGGCGGGCGATCTCGGGGGCGGGGATGGGGGGACCTCGACTACGGAAATGCCCAACGTGCGCTTTGTCAATAATGTGCTCACCGGGACCCAAATGGACCTCTCGTCTGTGGGCCTGAATGGGAACCCGGGCACCAACAACTACCTGGGCATGTGGGCCTACAACCATTGCTCCGGGGGCTGCTCGGGGCAGGTCGGGGGCTCCAGCGGGAACAATATCAACAATGCCAGCGGCGGCACGAATCCCATGTGGGCCTCCCCCCTCACCGAGGTCCTCCTCCCGCCTGCGGGCCATGCGGCGCTCAACTCCGCGTTGCGCCTGGACCAGACGTGGACGATTAACGGCGTGGCGCGGGCCGCCCTGCCCGGCATGGCGGGCGGCTATTATCCCGATAGCACGCCGCATCGGGGCGCATTCCAAATTGATGAGACGACCGTCACGGATGCCACGCCGCCCACGGTGGCCCTGACCGCCCCTGCCCATTTGTCTACCGTCAGCGGGGGGGCGGTCAGCGTCACCGCCACCGCCAGTGATAATGTGGGGGTCATCTGGGTGCAGTTTCAAGTGGATGGCGGCAACCTGGGCGCGCAAGATCCCTTTGCCCCCTATGCCGTGACGTGGGATACCACCCTCGTGGCGGATGGCGACTATGTGCTCACCGCGATTGCCCGCGATGCGGCGACCAATAGCACCACCTCCGCGTCCCGCACGGTCACGGTCGCCAATACGGGGGGTGGCGGGCTGATTACGTTTCTGAACGACCCGACCGGACTGAGTACCACCACGACGGGTCCCATTACCTTTCTCAATGAACCGACCGGGCTGAGTACCAGCCCGTAGGAGGGGGCTTATGTCCAATACGCACGGGGTCCCTGATAGTGCCTCAGAGATCCAGGCCATCCTGGGCGACCTCCAGGCGCCGTGTATCCTCTCCAGCACCTTCCCGACGGTTCCGGTCTCCAGCCTGACGCTGGCGGCGTTTGCCACGCACGGGTATGTGCTGAGCGGGACGCAACTGGTCTATGTGGCCCAGGCGGCGGCCCCCGTCACGCTCAGTGGTGCAGATGGGCAATTCTGGGTCGCGCTGCACCGCGACACGTCCACCGCCGTGGCGTCGTGGACGCGCCAGCCGGGCACGCATTATCTCTGGCGCAGCAATCCCACCAAGCCCGCGAATCCGGCAGGCGGCTTGATTCTCAGTCAGGTCACGGTCGCCGGGGGCATCATTAGCGCTGTGAGTCAAACGACGATCCCGAACACGCCGCTCAGCCTCCAGGATGCGGAAGCCGTGGCGATCACCGGCGGGACGGTCCGGGCGACCCAGGTGGCGGCCGGGACGGCCCTGCCCACCGCCGGGTATGATCTGGCCACCGGAACAGGCTTTGTGTATATCGGGGGACGGCTGGGGCTGGGCGTGGCTCCCCCGGCCGCCAAAGTGGAAATTTTCTATACCCGGACGCTGGAAAATGGCATCACCATTACGCCGCATTCGGATACGGCGGGGACGTTTGCGATTGGCTTTACCAATGCGGCCCTGACGTATATCGGCAGTATCACGACGACGGGCAGCGCCACTGCCTATAATACCGCATCCGATCCGCGCCTGAAGGAGGCCGTGGTCGATCTGGACAATCCGCTCCAGGTGATTGCGCAACTGCGGCCCGTGGCCTTTCGGTGGAAACGGCAACAGACACCGGGGCGCGGGTTTCTGTCCACCGAGGTGGCAGCGGTGGTCCCCGAGGCCGTCACCGGGGACCCAGACGCCGTGGACGCCGCGGGCGAAATCATCCCACAACAAATCGACTTTTCCAAGCTCGTCCCCTATCTGGTCGGGGCCGTGAAGGCGCTCGTGGCGCTTAATACGGCGCGGGGGGCACAGATTGCCGCCCTCACGGCGCGGGTCGCGGCCCTGGAGGCACAGCCGTGAGGAGGGTGCGATGTATCTGGTGCTTGTAATCCTATTATTGCTGATGGTCTTCGGCGGGCTCCCACAGCTCGGCTACCACTCGTATGGGTGGGGGCCGAGCGGCATTGGCCTGGTCCTGGTGCTCATTGTGGTCGTGCTGCTCTTTCGCGGCCGCTTGTGAGGCTGCCATGTATGTCGTGGTGCTGGGCCTGATTGCCGTGCCTGCGGTCGCAGGCCTCTTTCATTGGGCGATGCATGAGTATGGCTATGGCCTGACGGCCCTGGGCTGCGCCGTGGTGCTTGTGACGCTGGTGGTCATTTTTGAAGGAAGGTGGTAACGCATGCCGCCCTTTCGCTTCTGGATGGTGGTCCTGCGGGCGTTTGTCGTGGGCGCGGCGGGCGTCCTCATGACGCAACTTGTGACGACCCCGCTCACCGGGACCAGTTGGCTCCTGGCAGGGTTGACCGGCGCGGTGGCTGCGGGGAATGCCGGGCATGCGGCCTGGCCGGCGTCGCCTCCGCCTTCGGCTCGCCTGCCACTGTGAGGGTGCTATGCGCTGCAAGGGTGTGCCGCTGCTGGGCCGGCTGCTTCTCGCCTGTGCCCTGGGGCTTTGTGCGCTGCCAGGACCGAGCGCTGGCCAGGGCACTGCTACGCTCCGGGACGCCGAGGCGCTGCCGACCATAGAGCGGCTCCCGGTCCCCGACCCGACGCGCTTGACGAGCCAGGCGCTCCGCGAAGCGATTGTGGCCCTGAAAGATGTGATTTATACCCGGCTGGAGGGCATGGATAAAGCCCTCGAACTGTTGCAGGTGCGCTCCGACCGCTTCCCCGCCGAGCTGGAAAACAAGATTGCCAGTGTGCGCGATCTCCTCTTCGAACGCTTCAAGGGCATCGAACTGCAATTTGAGGGCATCCAGCTCCAATTCAAGGAACGCGACACGCGGGTGGAGCAGACGGCCCGCGATAGCAAGACCGCCGTAGATGCCGCGCTCCAGGCGGCCAAAGAGGCGGTGGAGAAGCAGAATGCCGCCAGCAGTCAGGCGGCGCAGAAAAGCGAGGGGGCCTTTACCAAGCAAATTGACCAGTTGGCAGAATTGTTTCGCACCGGCAACAAGTCCCTCGAAGATCGGTTGATCGTCGCCAACAAAGTCAGTGATGACAAACTGTCTGCGATTAATGACCGGATTACCCGGATTGAGTCGCTCTCCCTCGGGCAGCGCACAGCACTCAAAGACGGCGCGGATCAGACCATGTTGATTGTAGCGATTGTCGGCGGCTTCGTCGGGCTCATCGGGGTGATTGTGGCGATTGGCGCGGCCATGCGGAGCCGCAGTGTCTAGGCAGGCAGAGCGCATACCATGAGTCTCAATGTCGGGGGGGACAACGAGAGGCAGGCGCAACGGTGGGAGCGCTATTTCCTGGCGCTGCTCTTTGCGGTTGTCTCGGCCCTCTCTACGTGGGCCTGGGGGCTCCAAGCCCATGTCACAGCCTTGCAGCAGGAGAGTGATCGGCGGATGCAGACGCTTAGCCTCTTTGAGGAGTTGCGCAAGGGGCAAGAACCGCGTGCGATTCAGCTTGCGGTCTTGGAGCATGAAATGCGCATCGTCAAGGGCAGGCTGGATACCATGGCCTTGCGGATGCTCAGCCTGGCACGCCGGGTTGAGCATCCCCCACAGGCCAGCGGTGCGCTCGTCGATGACACGCTGGAGTGATGACGGCGGGGCTAGGCCCGCGGGGCTGGCGTGTGCGGGCTTCGCCCGAGCCAGCCCCGCACACGCCGTCGGCTGGCTCAGGGGGTCGGCCGTGGCAGGATCAGTGGCGGCTCTGCGGCGACTCGCACCGGTGTTGCGACAGGCAACCCCTCGAAGGTGACGGCCAACATGCCCGTCTGCCCCACCACAAAATGGAGCAAGTAGCGCCTGCCAGACTCCGTCAGCACAAATGTCGAGACTTCCCCACGGTCCGTGAGGGGCCGCACCGTGAGCGCATCATACGCCGCATCGCCGGTCCCAGCCCGTTCCGTCTTGACCTCAAACGCATCTTGATCTAAGTACAAGCCACTCACGAGCCGCTCCCCAAGCGGCAGGAAGATCCCGGTGCCTTGCTGCTTCGAGAGATAGACTGTGTACACCTTCCCTGCTGCCCACTGATACACCTGTTCCCCACTGCCTCCGTGGTAGCCGCGCTCGCTGGGCTCGACCCGTGCCGCCTGCTGCGCGTGGGTGACGAGCTGGGCAGGGGTCTGGGGCTTGGGGGCTTTCTTCTCCAGGGCTGCAATGGGCTTCGCAAAGGGACGAATCGCGGCCTCGCGGGGCAGCAGCGCAATTTCTACCCGGTCCAGCGGACAGTAGGGCGGGGCAAAAGTGTCACTTGCCACAGGCGCTGGCTCCGGCATCGGGAGCGTTGGGGGCACGGGCTCGGGAGCCAGGGTGCAGCCACTGAGGAAAAGTGCACAGATGAAGAGATGGGTAGTTTTTCGCATAGGGCTCCTAGCGTGCCATCACTGGTGGTCTGGCAAAGGTGATATTCTCCGTCAAGTTGATGGTGCAGAAGGTTCCCGCTGGAATGGTCACTGTCGGGGGTACCCTGAGTTCCCTGTCAATGATGCTCTGGGTATCCCGCTGGACCGCCTGCCCAATATCCGCTCCGGTTTGTTGGATCGGATTTTGGAAGAATTGTCCCGCGCCAGGCGTCCCTGTGGCCGTCCGTACCCCGATATTGAGGATGGCCGACAACCCTGTGGCGAGGATGACTTTCCCCAGGTGATTGTTCACCTTCCCTGGCACCCCGTTGGCTCCACTCTGATCCCCGACCATCGCTTGCACCGCAATGACTTCCCCAGAGGGCAGCTCCAACTGCTCTATCTTGAGGCCGAGGCGCGTGGTTCCGTACCGAACTGCGGTATCCTGGCTCGCGATAATCAATGTATCTTTCGGCAGGATGACCGTATCGTAGCCAAAGCGATCTAGGACCGGCGTGGTCAACTGCATCTTCACTTGCCCACCAGGGATGTCGCTATTCACTGCTTGCAACAGCCTGCCCGTCAAGGTCTGACTGCGGTAGATCGTCTTCAGCGGTTGCGCGGGGATCGCCCAGCGGGCAGGCTGGATGAGATTCTGCGCTGCGCCTGTCCCATGTTGCCCCTGCGTGGCGACGGGGATCTCAGAGGGCCTCTCCTCATGCCCTGGGAGCCCCACCGGCGTCATGCCCGGCTGCGGCTCGCGTTGCTTGGGTGTCGCCAAGACCGCCCAGCCTTTGCGCGGCGGAGGCTCCTTCGGGGCGGTGGGGGTTGCCTTGCTTGTTGGTGAGGGAGATGTCTGCGCGGCCGGCGGCTCCTTCGGCACCGGGACCGCCTGCGTGGCAAACGGGTTGAGCGTCTCCAGGAAACTCTGCTGCCGGATTACCCGCCCGGTGTCGGGCGTCGTATCCGGCTGCGCCTGGATGATGGGCACGGGGTCCTGCACAATGGGGGCGGCGGTAGGGGTCATCCGTGCGGGCAGCGGCCGGGTGATCACCTCAGGCACGCTCAGACGCTGAGGGGTAGGCGGCTCCGTGGCGACGGCGGGCGTGCCCCGCTGCCACGTCAGGGGCAGGAGGACGCCGCCGAGGATGAGGAGGACCAGGAGGGCGCCCCCCACCAGGAGGGCGCGGGTACTGAACCGTGTGACCGCACGCCCGGGCCGTCGCGGGGTCAGGGGTTGGGTCATTCCTCGCTCCAGGACCAGGTGTCCCATTCGACACCAGAAGGGTTGGCCGTGAGGACATCCAGGCTCACGGGCTGCTTGGGGTCGCGGGGCACCCACAGAAAGAGCCCGCGATACGTGTGCTGGCCAATCTGCCCGCCGTCGTTGCTCAGGCGCGTCTCCTTCCACCGCAGGTCGTAGGCCCGTTCATCGCGCTTCAGCACCTGAAGTATCTCAACGGTGATGGTGCCCTCCAGTGCCAGGGGATTCATGGCGCTGGCCTCGGCACTGAGCTGCCGATAGCCGCGGGGCGTGACTTTCTTAAAGAGGGCTTTCCACTCCTCTTGCATGAGGGCTTTGGCGTCGTGGACCCGGCGCATGGTCTGCACGAACTCCCGCAGTTCTTTCTTGATGGTCGCCTCACTGAGGGCCGGAGGGCGCTCCCCGGTGGCGAGCACCTGCATCCCCCCGGTGGGCACATCGCGTTCGATGTACACCACATCGCGGGGCCGCTGGACGAGGAGGCCCACGACCCCCAGGGCCAGGAGGTTGCCGAGCAGCGCCAGATAGAGGGCATAGCGGTAGTTGCGGGCGATCATGACCCGCTCGCCTAGCTCGTCGGCGCGGTGGCGCTTGCCGCGCATGGCGGGCGTGTCGAGCGTGCCGGTCGGGGTCACGTTGGGGGCGATCATAGCCACCCCCCTCGTTGTTTCGGCAGTAGACAGAGGATCGCGACCGGAATGGCGAGCAGGGCGACAATGCCTATGCCTGCGCCCCACGCGGCCCAGCCCAGGATTCTCACGCTTGTCCAGAGGGTCTTGCGCATTAGGGTCTCCTTCGCTGGGCAACCAGACTGCCCAGCCGTGCCGCCCCGTGGGCCGCGCTCGTGAGGCCGCGTGCCCCGGCTGCCAGCCCCACTGTCCCGAGCGAGACCACCGAGCGCATGGGGGGCAATACATCGCTCTGGGTAAAAGACGGCATGCCGTGTAGGATGCCACTGGCCAGCTTGTGGGCACCCCATTGCAGAAACAAGATCAACCCCCCCGCGCCGAGCATAGACAGGCTGTCTTGCTGCGTGGGCACGGCGGGGGCGACATACTGTCGCAGTACCGGGATACTCGCACTCGCCAGCATGTAGAGAAAGGCCAGCTTCAGGCCCGAGCCCACCACCGCGCCAAAGGTGCGTTCACTGACCCAGGCCGTGCGGTGCCAGACCGCAAAGGGGATGGTGATAAACGCCATGGCGCTACAGAACACAAATTCCAGCTGCACCGCAAAGACGTGAATCCCCGCAATCAGGAACGCGAAGAGGACCATCCAGGCCAGGATGAGCCGACTCCAGCCCGTCGGCCCCAGGGTGAGGTCACTCACCGTATTGCCGAGATGTTGCAGCCAGGTCGGGTCCAGCGTCTTGCCCTGGATGGCCAGAAACAACTCCTGGCCTTTCTCGATGAGGGCCATGCCAGCCTTGTGCATCGGTCCCATGCCGAGCTGATTGCCGCCCACCAGGAGGCCCAGCCGCATAAAACTCTCCTGCATCGCGCCCGTGATGGTCTGCCAGTCTTGCATGAGCCACAGGAACACAGCAATCGTCAGCACGCGGAACATGACCAGACCCATGGTGTTGTCATGGCTGTACACCCACCACAGCCCGAGGGCGGCCATTTCCAGGGTGGCCAAGAGCATAAACAAGCGGGCCGTCACCGGGCCTGCAGTGTGCATGCCGAGACTGAGCACGGCCTGGAACGCACTGAGGAGATCGAACAACAGCATACGCTAGCGTCCTCCCTGCGGGGTCAGCATGAAGCCGTGAAAGTTCCCTGGGAGTGCCATCGGCCGCGTGGCATACCAGCTCCTGGCGTCCTCCTGGGCCTTCAGGGCCTGGGCCTCGCGGAGGGCCTGCTGCTCCAACTTCTCGAGCAGCGCCACTTTCGCCACGGCCTCATCCCATGCCTGCACCTGCTTGGTGTGCGCGGCCTGCATGGCAGCGGCTTGGGCAATCGCCTGCGCCACGGCTTTTTGTCCCTCGGCGTCGGTGGCCGCCTGCGCGATGTCCCGCAGGCGTTTTTGGGCGTCGGCAATCCACTGCTGGTCGGTCTTGGCGACAATGAGGATTTGCATGAGGCGGGTCCGTTCTGTCTGCATGTCTTGGAGGAGCGTGGCGCGGCCCTCGGCCGTAGCCACCGTGCCTACCTGGTCGTAAATGCGGCCCATGGTCGTGGTCGAGGTGCTGACCATGCCAGTAAGGCGGGCGGCGGCACTATCGTAATGGTAGAGCAGGCCCATGACGGAGAGGTCTTTCGGCATCGACACAAGCTGCTTCGAGCCCTGATAGACCATTTCCCCCGTGTTGTAGACGCCGCGTATGTCGTTTTCGTAGCTCTTGATGAGTTGTGCGTAGGCGCGCACTTCGGCCGCCGTTCGTTGTATCGCATTCCATTTGGCAGTGATATCAGCCACCCCGTCGTAGACCGGGAGGCCGCCTGCATGGGCGAAGCCCGGCAGCACCACGAGGAATAGCAAGGACAGTCCACCCTTTTTCATAGAGCCTTCTCCTTCGTTGCATACCCTTCACTCTTGAGATAATCGGCCTCATGATGCAGGCCCCGTGCATGGAGCCAGTCGAGGGCAAATTGCATGGGGTCTCCCTGGTACAGTGCCGTCATCGCCGCCAGGTCCGCCTTGCGACTGGCCCCGGCGAACGCCAGCCCGACCGGCCCGAGCGATAGCTCAAAGACTCGCCGTCCATGCCGCCCCTGGTAGTAGTATTCACGCTTGGGCACGAGCCCGGCGATGATCTGCCTTTCACGCTCGTTCAGCCCCCACCCCTCGTACAGTGCTGCGGTGTCGTGCTCGAGGGCATGAAAGTTGGCGAGAAAGAACCGCGTCATCGCCGAGTCACTGATGATCGGGGCCAGGGCGCTGCGGGTCGCATCGGCAATGCTCTGGGTCGCGACAAGCACGGCCCCGTTCTTCTTCCGCAGCCCACGGATATAGTCGTCAATGCCATCCATGAGCACCTGCTGCTTCAAATAGAGATGTCCTTCGTCAAAGACAAACAGCGTGGGGGCGCCCGTCATGCGTTCCTTGAGGGTCTGGAGGAGTGGCCCCATGACCGTGGGCAGCACGTCGGGCGTCTTTAAGAGGTCCTCCATCTCGAAACACTGCCACCGCGCGGTCGGGGGCATCCAGGGCGCGCCCCAGGGCTTCGTCGCGCGATCATCGAGGCGGGCGCCCTGCTGCCCTGCTTGCCGTTTCAATTCGGCGGCGACGTCGTACCACTGTCCACCCATGGCATACGTGGCGCAGCGGAGGCTTTGCCCGGTGTCGAAGATTTTGACCTCGGCGCCGGGGTATTTGAGCCAGGCCATGACCATGGTGGCGAGGAGCGTGGACTTGCCGCTGCCAATCGGGCCTGCGATGTAGGCCATCCCGACATCCCCCTCGTAGGTATCGAGGTTAAACGGGGTCTGCCCCCGTCCGGTCGTGCGCAGCAGCGGCGGCCCGTGCAGATGCGTGTTCTCCTGCGGGCCACTCCACGGGGCCGTCGCGGGTAGCAGATGCGCCAGGTTCATCGAGTGCAAGAGGGGCCGCCGCACGTTGCTGTACACATCGCCGGGAATCGTGCCCCGCCAGGCGGCACAGGCGTTCAGGTCCTCGACTTTCACCACGCACCCCAGGCCCGTCAGTGCTGCTTCTACGTCTTTGACCTTCCGGCTCAGCGTCTCGAATCCCTTATCCCAGAGGACAATCGTATTGCTGAGATACCCGAAGCTCACATACCCATGCTCCACCTGCGCTTGCGCCTCACCCCCTTCGTCCATGTACGCGACGGCTGCGTGTTCCACCAGGGCACTCGGCTGCTTGCTGAATTTTTCCGCCAGGAGGGTACTCGTGCGCTTGGTGGCCCCCAACCACTTGCGGCGGTACTTGTAAATCTCCCGCGCCGCGTGGGGGGCGTCGAGGGGCAGATACCGCAGGACCGCCCGGTAGGCCATCGGCAACTGATTGAGCACATCGAGGATGCCTGGATACGTGGCGTCGGGATAGCTGCGCACACTGAGACATGCGAGATACCCCGCGAACGTGAGTGGGTCCTGCGGATCGCCCCAACTCGGATACAGGCCGGTGTAGAGGTCCGTGTCGGTGAGGAGGGTATCGAGATAGCTCGTCTCGGCGGGCAGGCCCACCGGATGCGCCGTGGGACTCACGGTGCTATGCAGATAGGTGAGAAGGGGCGACTGCCCTGGCGTGGTCTCCTCGGCGGTGAGGAGGTCGGCTTCTGGACAACAGTCCCGGAGCAGATCCAGCGTGCGCTGCACCTCGTCTACAAAATACCCCAGCGTATGGGTATCCGGGTCGGTGCTCGGAAGATTGTCGAACAACCACCGTCTCCACATGCTGACGGCTTCCCGAGGCTTCGCGTAGACGAGGGTAAGATACGTGTGTGTCTCGTAGTGACGCTCAGGGGCCGTGAAATGCTGGCGGCGCTCCTGATCCACCAGGCGACTCACCGGGTCCGGCCACGTGGCCGCGGGGTAGGTCCGCACTTCCCGGCGCTGGGCCTCGCTGAAGAGCGCCCAGCCGCTCGTGAAGCGCTTGCACAGGGTATTGAGCCGGGCGGCCTGCGCGACCAGCTCAGCGTCCAGCGCGGACGCCAGGTCCGGGCCACGGAACCGGATCACGGCGAGCAGGCTGCCGTCCTTCTGGAGGACCACGCCCGGGGCGTCTTCCAGGCAATCCCAGAACAGTAACTCGGAGAGCCGATGGTGCTCTTTCCGTACTTCCTTCAACCACATACCTCGTTACCCTTCGTAGTGATGCGCGTGCCCGACGTGCTCGATGAGGATGTCAAAAAAGTCCGTATCGTACTTGGTGCCGCACCACACCACGGCGTACACGGTGATGCCCACGAATACCCCCGGCCACAGCGCCGGATAGACCAGACACCACAAGCCCCAGAGCATCATCGCTACCACGTCCAGAATGAAGAAGCTCCGGGGCACCCCCGCCAGCAGGTGCGGCTGGGTCAGGCTGTGGTAACACGGCGCTGCAAAGCCGGGGATGTCGGTCATCCCTGTTTCCTCCATGCGAGGGGCAGCAGCAGCCCGCCAAATAGCCAGGCCGCGTACACGCCATGCCCGAGCAGTTCGCCCACGAGGTCACTCAGCACCGTCGCCAGGGGGAGGAGGGGGGCCACGTCGAGCCCTGCGCCACTGGCCCCGCCCCCGAGGAGCGAGACAATGCGCGGCGAGCCCATCACAATACCCGTGCCAAAGCCCGCGCTAATGAGGGCTTCTTTGCCGTGCTCCGTCCCGCGATAACAATTAAAGCCGGACCAGGCAATCCCGGCCGTACACACCGCGCCCCCGGCTGGCCCCGAAATACTGTTGGCTACGGTCTGCAATCCCGACTCCCAGGGAAGCCCCGTATTTCCAAAAGCATAGGAAGCACACGAAACTGCCAGTATGGCACTTGTCAGTATAAACTCAGTTTTAGGCTGCATTCTTCGCCCTTTCTTGCCGCGCCTGCTGACGCAGCGGCTGTTTTGATTCTTTCGACCGTGCATTTCTACATATCTTGCACCAGCGTTTACCTCGTCGCAGCCCATTGGGCACGAGATTGTCTCCGTCGAGCAGATGCCCCCGCTTGCAATGTGTTTGCAAGAGTTGTTGCGCCGCTAACGTTGTCTCTCCTCTCCGCGTATTTTCTCCGCTCGTGACTTCTTCTAGACATGCTGGGTTGCAGCAATGTTTGATCTTGCAGAGGTGATCCCGCACCATGCCTTCCGCAAGAGCCCCGCGCAATGCTACCCAGGCAAAGACATGGGCGTATATCCCCACCCCACGCCACATGAATCGTCCATAGTTTTTGATCCTTTTCCCTTGCCAGAGCCAATGAAAATGCGGGGTTTCTGGCGTGCATAAACAGGGCTCATTCATGACTATATTGCTCATAAATCGCAGCCATTCGGCTCTCGTGATTCGGCCACTCGTGAGTGATTCTCTTTGTGCTGCCTTCGATCCTATTTTGACTAGAGTTCTATTGCCTATCTTATTGATGTAGTGCTTGAACATAACTACATCCTGCTCCTTGCGGCCCAGGCCGCATTGGCTTTGTAGTAGGTCTTCTTCGCGATCACCTTGTCGCGTCCCACGATCACCAGCGCACAATCCCCCGGCAACTCCATGAGGGCCGTGGGGGATAAGAGCGCCTCTTTGACCTGCTCTCTCACGCGCTGCCGTCCCATCTGTCTGGTCTTCGTCACCTCCGTGTGCCCCACGCGGGCGCTAAAGATTTCTGCCACTTTGGCGTCGTGCATGCCAAAGACGATCTGGATCTTGCACCCTTCTAGGAAGTTATGATTCGCGCCATAGGTATCCACCAGTTCCTTCATGCTCGGCGTAATGAGTGCCAACTGGACCCCATACCCCGCAAAGTAATTGAGCCCATCCGTGAGGATATTGAGTCGCTTCAAGCCCGGCACCTCGTCAATCATGGCCAGCAGCCGATGCGTCCAGCCCTCCTTCCTGGAGACGCAGTAATCGAGCACTTGCCGCAGCACGAGGCGCGTCCAGCCGCGCAGCCGCTCTTGGTCGCCAAAGGAGATCGACAGGTACAGACTCATCGGGCGGACCCGCTCCCGCAGATCCCGCACGGTAAAATCGCTGGTGTCCGTCATGCGGGCCAGGAGCGGGTCGGTGTACAGCCGCAACGTGCGACTCGTGGTGCTGAAGATGCCGCTACTCTCGTCTCTGCCGTCCGTCTGCGTGAGGACGGCGGCCGCCCGTTGGATGCCGGCATGTGGGTACCCTTTCATCGCTGCCAGTAGGGCCTTGAAGGGCGTGGCGGTGAGCAGGGCGTTGAGGGCGCCCAGCGACCGCGCCCGTTGGGTGTAGAGCCCATACAGGATGAGCCCCCCCATCGCCTCGGCCGCCATCTCGCTAAAGTGCTGGCTCGCCCCGCTGCGCTTATCGCCCCCCTGCCCTTCCGGGTCCGTCAGGGCTTCGCTCAGGAGTTGGACATCCCGGATCTCCTGCTCCGTCCCCAGGCGGATCGCATCCAGGGGGTTGTAGTGGTGCGAGAGGGAGGATGCTGGCGCGAGTTGCACGACTTGGGAGAACGTGCTGCGCCAGGCCGCTGTTTCGGCAAAGAGCTCTTCCTTTGGGTCATGCACCAGCATGCTCTGTCGCCAGGTCAACAGATTGGGATACACGAAGTTCGCCGTCTTGCCGCTCTGCGTACTCGCCACCACCAGCGCGTGCTCTGGCCCATTGTGGCGCACCAGCCGCCCGTGGGCCGTGCCCAGGATGAGCCCCTCAGTGGCATAGAGCCCGGCCTGACGGAGTTGGCGACGGGTGCTCCAGTGGGCATGGGCGGCTTGCGCGGTGCGAAACATTAGGCACTTTCCCCCGACTCACGTTCCGCCTCGTGCACACGGAGTACCATCGCTTCGTGGCCGTGTTCCGCCTCGTGCCAGGTGCTATAGCGTACTTGTTCCTGGTCGCAGGCTCCCCCAAAAACCATGGTTTCAAAGAGGAGCGGCGGCCCCTCGTCCCGCTGGTAATCGAGCGCTAGAAAAACCGTACTGACACGAATGTCTGGGGGGATCCATGTCTCTACTACCTGGCGATTGGCTGTTTCAAACCATTGCGCCCATGCGAGCAGGTCTTCTTCTTTCACAGGGGTTGTGCCCTGTAGGATATACTTGTCCGTCATCTAAAACCGTCCTTTCTGCTTCACCGGGTCCATCCGTGTAAAGCCGGGCGGCAACAGTGCCCCCGGCAGCCAGCGCACCGTCGCCCAACAGAGCCCCCACCCGAGCGCCAGAGCGAGACTCACCGCTGCCGGGGTGTACCACCAGGGGCGTATCGCTGGCTCCGGCGCGTGCAGCCGGTCCACTGCATCCGCGACGTCCTCGAGGCGCCGCGCCAGCCCCGCGATGTCAGGCACGGGGCGCTGCTCCAGGTGCGTGAGAATGTCGCCGTGATGCGTTAGCACGGCGCCCAGATCGTCGAGTGTCTCATTGATCGCGGTCAGGTCAGTAGCGGTGGCCATAGCCCTGCTCCTGGCGTGGTTGTGTCCTGGCATCCAAGCGGTGCTGAATGCGGTGCTGCGCCGCCTCTGCCGGTGTCCGTCTCCCGAGCGTGACCTTGGCGGCTACGTCCAACATGGGAGCACACGCGTCCTGAATGCGCACCCCCATGTCTGCGCAAATGTTGCGCACAAATGTTTCGCGGGCTTCGTACCACTCGCGCATCTCGGCAGTGCCTCTTCCGTGATGTGCGGTCAACTCCTGCCCCAGGTTCTCCCGGAGCTTCGCCAGGCATGCCTCCTGAAAGCGGTCGAGGTCGGCGCGGAGTGCCTGCAACACGCGCTCTGGGGCTTTGGGCTCCCAGCCCCGCGCCGCTGCGTTGTTAGCGACCATAGCCGGTCTGTCGTCCATACTCGTCCTCCTCGCGGAAGTTCGCCCGCAAGCCCACGCCCATGGCCTCACGGTCTCGCCGTGGCGCACGGGGGAGATGCAGTGTCTGTTGCCGCCTGGTCAAAATGCGGAGTTCGGTTTCCAGGCCCTCCATACTCCTTTCGATGGCCTGGCGCTGGCGTCTGGTGCGTGCCTGCGTCTGCTGCTGGGGTGACGGGGCGCCCGATGCCCACTGGCCGGGCTGGACGCCGCGTGCCCGTATGCGACTCTCGGCTAAAAATTGGGGAGGCGGCAGTGTCTGTACGTCGGTGATGCCCAGCTTCGCTTTGCGCAATGCCCACCCCTCCGCCGCCATGGCCTGCTCGCGTGCCTCGTCTCGGCTTTGGCGGATGCGCGCTCGCTCGGCCATGGCTGTCGGGTCCTTGCCTGGGCCAACCTTGGGCTCCGGTTGACGGTCAATGTTGCGCTTGTAGAGACTGCTCGGGTGAATGCGTGCCTCGTGCCCCGCCCGCTCGAGGGTGTAGTTGGTCCAGTCGCACCAGGCGTGTCGCACTTCGGTGACTACGGACCGATGATTCAACCAGCGATCTTTGGCACAGCCTCCCGCTTCTGGTCTCCTAAAATACATGGTTGGACCTGGGATGTGTGCTGGCTGCGCGCGCTCGCTGAAGAGCACATGCACATGCGGCTGATGCTGCCCTGCGTCACTCACGGGATCGTGGATCACGAACAGATACGCATGGTTGGCTAAGTGCGTTTCAAGAAACGCGCGGGCCATGGCTCTCTGTGCTTCCTGCCCCAGCTCTCTGGGCAATGCGAGCTGCCAGGTGGTTCCCCACCGTCTGTTCTCCCCCTCCATGCGTTCAGCCATCTTAAAAAACGTCTGTGCATCTCCGTGCGCCCATGGGGGCAGATTCGCCGTCTCCTGGTACACGAGGTCGTCTCGTTCGGCAGTCGCCGGTGACGTCCGGGTGAGATACTCCACCTCGGCCTGGGTCGGTGCGTAGCGCCCCTCGCGTGTCAGATACTGCACCACGCGACTGGTTGCCCCGCTACTCCGTTGTGTCAGGTGGTTCACCCGAAAGTTTACGATGGCCATGTTGCTCTGACTTTCCTTCTTCTTTCCTGCGTTACGAGCTCATATGTCGTAGACATATGAGTTATCGCGCTTGTTCAATTTTCGGGGTTTCCTGTCACAGGATTGCGACGGTCCACGTTTCCGTTTTGTTCCCACACTGCACGCGGTATATTGTGCCAGGGATTCGTTGCACCTGGGCGTCGAGGGTTGTCACTGGCACTCCATTGATCCGCACGGCCCCCTGGAGAATCAACCGCCGTGCCTGCCCAATGCTCTCTGCCAGTTTTGTCTGGTACAAGAGGGAGGTTACGTCTTCCGCCATCATGGCCTGGGCTCCTGAGTGTTTGTCGTTGCGTCTTCCTGGAGTGCGGGGGTGGCGGGCGCGCATTGCACGTGCCGCTCGACGCACTCCCCTCCCGCCCGAAGCACCGCCTGGAGGACCTCACTGGATGCATCCAGGAGCCCGCAGCTTTCGACAATCTTCCCCGCCCGGACGTACTGCGCCTGGCGGTCTCGCTGGTGCGTCGCCCGCAGCCGCGCCTCCATGCGGCGCAGTTGGGCTTTCTTCGCCGCGATGCTGTCCGCCAAGTGTTGCGTGGGGTCGGCCTGCGGGAGCGCGCGGTTACGCGGCATGGCGGACTCTCCTCGTCGTGACCCGTTCGACATTCACGGCGGCGAAGGGGGGGTGCTGACGCGCATGCTCCTCGTGCCACACCGCAAGGATGGCATGACGGATGGCGTGATAGAGCAGGGCGGCGAGCTGCGTCGGTGTCAGGTCAGCGGGCGCAGCGGCGAGGGTCTCGGCAATGGCGAGGTTGCCCGCGGAGTAGAGTTCGTCGATGGGAATACTTTTGAACCAGTAGGCGTAGTGTTTAGCCAGGTGATCACGGAGGCCAAAGACATTGGCGCGGGTCAGGCCGCGTAACTCCGGGTCCACCAGATGGGCTATACTCTCTGACATGGGAATCATCCTCTCTCGCAGGGTGATGCCTTAGTAGTGGGGCACGCATCAACGTGCCCCCTATGACTTCCTTGCCTCGCGCCGCCCCGCCGAGCCTGGCCCCGCCCCGCCTGGCTTACGGCAGGTCCACCTCATCAGGGTGGACCATCTCCTGGAGCGCCTGCGGTAACTGCTCCACGAGGTCATCGAGCCGCACCCACAGCGCCTCCAGGGCGGCCCGGTCGGGCAGGACGCTCAACGTGATGGCCCGATAGAGGTCCTCGCTGACTTCGGCGAGACGGTCGTATAGGATGATGGGATTCATGGCGACTCCTTCCCACGCATGGGGGGACTGGCGGGCGGCGGCCCCTCGGCGGCGAGCAGGCAGAGCCTCATTTGCCCAGCAGCGTCGCGTTGTTGCCACCTGGTCTGCATGGCATGCGCTGCATGCTGCGTTGCGTCGTAGACCAAGTGGCACCGCTGGCACATCGCCCGTAAATGTTCGAGATTATCACAGGTGCTCTCGTGGCACAGATGCGCGATGGTCAGTCTGCACGTGACCACCTTACAGTCATCGCCAAGGTGATGCCGCGGGGCGTCTCTCTCCTCCCACCAGTGCGCAGGGGTCACTGAGTCACGAACAATGCGTGCATGGTTTGGGATGTCACAGCGCTTGCCAGGGATCCCATCCACCCGATGATCGCTGCCACATTCGCCGGTACATTGACAACGATCTTCTGCCAGCCGTAATACTTCAGCTCGCAACGCTTGCCAATTTGGAGGATAGTTATTTTTCTTAAAAGACATCTATGACTCCTCGCGCCTTCAGCCCCAATATTCCCCGTTCACCACGAGGCATAATGGGATCGGTAAGTGCCTGCTCGACACTTTTCCCCTGCTTGAGACGCCAGGCGAGAGTATGTCGATTTATGCCAAGCTCTTGCGCCCAGGCTTTAAGCGTTTGTGTTTTTCCTCTGCATGTCAGATGAACGTTTGCGCTCGTATTGGCTGCTTGCTCATCTGCCGTAGCCCATCGGCAATTCTCTGGACTATACGGCCCATTCACGTGTATGCGGTCCAAAGTCATCCCTGATGGACGTTCACCCATATCCGCAAGAAACGTGACAAAAGAGAATCTCCATGCTGCACAGACGAGGATCCCACGACCACCGTAGCGGGGATAATCTGCGGCACCTGGGGTATAGCAGCGCTCATGCATGGCTCTCCAGGAAATCCATGTGGGCGATGTGTATGTGCTTGTGCGGTGTCCATGTCTATGTTTTGCTTTCGTGAGCTTGCCGCTCATGGCTGCCCCGCCTGCCTGGGGGGCGCCCCATATCCGTGCCCCTGCAACCAGCCCTCCAGGCGGCCCAACTCCTCCACCAGGGCACTCGACGAGGACTTCGTAATCGTGAGCGCCAGCGCATAGCCTGCGGGCGTCTGCACGTGCAGCACGGCCTGGTACGGGGGATGGATGACCGTGAGGCCGTCCGCCTGGAGCTTCGTCAGCGCATCGGCGAGCGAATACTGCGCATGTTCATTCTGCTGCCCGACAATCTCCACCCATTTGCGCATGGCCACCAGCGTGGCATCCAGCGTCTGCATGAGGCCCTTGTGCTCGTCCATCATGAAGGTATGCATCTTGTCACGAATGTACGCGCACAGCCCGTTTGCCAGGGGCATCACGCCGTCGGGCAAGGTGTCGGGACGGGGGGTTGTGGCGCGTGCCTCCACGGGGCTGTGAGGGGGCTGCTCGGCGATGGGGGTGTCCAGGGTGCCTGGGGGAACCTCTGGGTCAATGATGTCGTCCGGCTCGGGGCGGGGGGCGCCAGTCATCATCGGCGCCGAGGGGGGCGCCAGCATCTCGAGAGGCATCGTCATCTCCTTCAGTGTGGGGCGTGTCAAGGTGCGTAGATACGCATGGCAGCCCGCGCAGCCGAGCTTTACCGTCATGCCGTGTGGCCCTGGCGGCAGCCAGCCCATCGTCCCTCCACAGCGGGGACAGGGCGTAGACAGCTCCAGGAGCGTGCCCGGCTGCGCGGACAGGTCCATGGCTACCAACCTTGCTTCGGCGCACTCGTCGCGCCCTGGGGCATCCTGGGGGCTTGTGGTGCCTGTTGCGCCGGGGGCGCGAACTCGTCCGCGAACGCATCGTGCACGGGCGGCGTGTAGCGACACTGGTATTGCTTCGCGGCGTGCAGCCGGGGATTCTTCGCGTTCGGGACTTCGCCACTGAAGCGCACCTGGAGCGTGCCGCCTGGGCCAATGCGCTGCCCGGCCTCTTTCTGGGCCGCCACGAGGGCGGCAAACATGGCGGAGGGCTTCGGTGCCCAGAGACTTCGGGCCTCCCCGTTCACCTCCACGCGAATCACCACGGAATATTTCGGATTGCCGTCTGGCCAGGTCGCGGGTTCGCCCGTTTCAAAGTCCCGCGATGGAACGAGACTCGCCGGACCAAGCACCTTGCCGGTGTAGGTGGTGCCAATGGGCTGATCCCGGAAGGACAGACTGGGCACTTTCTCGTACTCAAGAGGATCGGCAGTGTGTTCACCGTACGGCATGACTTGCTCCTTTGCATGGTAAAGGACGATTCTTCTTGTATACTGTATGGCGCATGCCTTATCATGAATACCAAGTGTAAGACATCTGCCATACGCTGTCAAGGATATTCGATGGAAAAAAAGCGGTCTACCACTGTCCGTCTCACTGCGGAAGCCCGCCGTCTCCTCGCATTACTCAGCGAGAAGCATGGCCTCACGGCAACCTCCATTATCGAGCTCGCCATTCGGGAAAAAGCGACCAGGGAACGTGTCAAGTAACCGCTCGTTTTTCTCCTCACTCCTGGCACATCCATGCGGCAGTCCCAGGGCTGCCGTGAGTCTCTCGGGCACCCCCCGCCAGTGCGCGGGCGTCTCCTTTGTGCCCTGGATCCACACGTGCTCGCTGACCAGCGCGCGACAGGCGCATTGGTGAAAGGCAGGACCAGGCGGCGCGCAGGGCGGATACTCACTCGGCGGCATGCGTGCCATTGCGGGTCTCCTCCTGGCTGGGCGGTGTCGCCCGCAGGTCCTGTGGCTCTTCCGGCAGCCACCAATAGACGACGCCCTGCTGGCGCCGCGTGTGCAGGGTATCCCCATAGCGCGTGATGGCGCGGCGGGCGGTGAGGCTGGGGTCGGGGAGTGGGGTTATATATGGGGCTCCTTGGTTTTCTGTTCCTATCGCCTTCATAGATACCTTTCTGGCATGATCATTGCTTTTACGCGCGCGCCTGCGCAGGTAAAAAGTTGGCCAAGTTGGCCAACATGAACCTAACCGATTGATTCCACAAGTCCCCGCATCTCGCCCCCCCCCTAAGAAGTGGCCAAGATGACTTGGCCAAGTTGACTCATGAGTGTAGACTTGCTCGTCAACTTGGCCAACATGGCCAACATGGCCAGGGTGTCCAACTTATCCAGCTTGGCCAACTTTTTATTCCTCATCTTCTTGCCCCGGATAGCGTTCTCGTTCCCACTTGTGGAAGTTTGGCAGCCGCCAATACCACACGCCGGCATCTTTGGTTGTGAGGATGTGTAAATGCTCTCTTGCCCGCCGTAACGTTCGGTCACTAATCCCCACGAGATCAGCAGCAATGGTGACATTGGTTGCTGGTTGTGGCCCTGTCTTCAAGAAATCCTTGAGCCATTGCATCGCATCTTTGCGCTGGTGCTGGTGTTTATTCGGCTGGGCGGCACTCAATTCGTCTGCCGTGAGGGTGCTCGTTCCTGCCCAATGCAAGCCACTATCGGAAATTTCAAAAAGGATCGATGTCCCCCGCGCTACGAGAGAGTTTTTCGATTGCGCCATTAGTCGTAACCGTTCATCTTCCGGGGATTCCCCCACGGATAACACACAGCGAGCCGCTGCGAGAAAATCGACATTGCCTTGTCCACGATAACTGGCCTTCCCGCCTACCGCCTTGGTCCAATGCCGGATAGCGACCATCGCACAATTATGCTTGTCGGCAATGCCAACGAGTGTCGTCATGAGCGGTCGGACTTCATTAGCTCGGTGCATATCAACCGTTGCCCCCAGAAACGCCGTGAGGGGATCAAGGATCACGAGCTTGGCCTCCCGTTCCTCAATGGCAGCACTGAGGAGATGTGGCCGGGCCAGCGAAAACGGCTGCATGTCTTCTGGGAACATACTGGCGGTCGGAATTACGAAGATCCGGTCCAGGTCTGCGCCACATTTTCTCGCCCGTTTCTTGATCGTATCTGCGAGCCCATCCTCCGCCGTGATATACAGGACATTCCCAGGCTTGCGGCTGCCGGGCTCCATCAGTCCGAGTTGATCAGGAAGCGGCAACCCCTTCGTGACAGCGGCACTAATCGCCAAGAGCAGGTAGGTCTTCCCCCCCTCTGGATCGCCTTCAACCAGCGTCAATTTCTTGTAGGGCACATAGGGTTCCCAGAGCCAGGAGACATCCTCGTCGGCAATACTCGACAGAGGCACCGTAATAAGCCGATCCTGACTGTAGACCCAGACATCAATTTCCCGGTCCCACGCTGGCGCCTCATAGCCCAGGGTCATCTGTACCGCTTTGTAGAGCTTGCCCTTGTAGAGCGGGCGATACTCCCGCTTCACCTGGGCACAGCGGCGTTGACAGAGCGGCTCATACAGAATCTTCGTGGCGTAGGCATCCATCTGGAGAATGCCAATCAGGGTATCGACGAACTCTTCTGCACTCCCCTCGTTTACCATGGCGGCAAGCGTCTCCTCCCGAGAGCCCTGCCCGTTCGCGGTGGCGTGTGCCTCTCGTGGACTCGCTTGTACGGCCATGCATCCCCCAGGCTTCATGTACTGCTGTGTTTATGCCTACCCTGTGATACCCTCTAGCATCATTCATGACACCTATATATTACTAATTAGGAATGAGAAAGTCAATATATTCAGTATATCTTTGTTGCATTGTCTATCCCTATTGAGTAATATTACTCATGCGTTATTCTGGAGAGCCACGTATGCCTCTTGGGGACCGTATCCGCCAGCGTCGTGAACAACTCGGCTTGTCCCAACGACAACTTGCCGAAATGACCAAGATGCGTCAGAACATGATTTCTCGTCTTGAACATGGTGACACGCCGAATCCTGGCGCGGATGTCCTCCGCCGCCTGGCACGTGCCCTTACCTGCTCGATTGACTGGCTCGTGGGCCTCTATGACGACGACCCTGCGTTGCACCTGCTTGCTACGGCTGCCCCCTAGCCCTCCCACGACCGCTGATGCGCGTGGCTCGCCAGCACCCGCGCCAGCCCGTCTGGCCAGTCGTGTGCCGGGCTGCTCCACGGCACATGGCACCAGCGTAGGGCCTGCTGCCAGTACGCCGCGTCGGTCTGGCCTGAGGCGCGCATCAGGTGCGCCAGGCAGGTCTCGTCGGTCGGCAACGCAGGGGAAGGGGAGTCATCCTTGCCCCAGGCACCAAAGTGTTTGCTGAGAATGGGGACGGGCTCGCGCATGGCTGCACCTCGCTAAACAGGGACAAGTCGGTATACGTGGGCATCTGCGGATGCCCCTCTCCCCCCTCCCATGCAGCGAGGGCTGCGAGGCCGAGTTGCCCGGCAACGTTGTAATCCCGCAAGCCCCAATAGGGCGGCGAGGTGACACAACACTGCACACTCGCCTCGCGTAGGGGGAGCGCAGTGGCTTCTCCCTGGCACAGAAGCAGGCTCATCCCCGCTCCTCCAGCACCACCGCCCCACATGTCCCACAGCGCACCGGCAGCGTTGTGCAGGGCCACCATTGCCCGCAGTGGCCGACCGCTGGGCCGTGGAGGGCTGACGGCAGCGGAGAAAGCAGACGCGACACGAAGGGTGCCTGACACCGCAGGGCCTCTCTACGGTGCCATTCGTCAACCGTGAGGTGCGCATCTTTGCGCAGAGCTTCGCGGAGACGGCACGGGTCACAGTACACATACTCGGCATGGGGTGGCCTGGTGCCACAGAGCCCGCAGAGACCAGCGGCTTTGCGTCTGTCGTACGTGGTCAGCATTCGGTGTTCCTCTTTGGTTGCGTCAGTCGTTGCTCAATCTGGGGCCAGGCGTCCGGCCCATGCCACACGTAGGTCTCAAGGCCAGGGACGGTCCCTAAGAGTTGCAGCCAGACGGCCTGCTCGATGGAGACCGTATCCGTGCCCACTTTCATCTCTGCTATCAGGCATTCGCCCACCCGGGCTAGTACAAGATCGGGCCAGCCCGAGGGCGATTTGCGCGAATTGGTCGTAAAATGCGCCTTCCACCCATGCGCTGTCGCCAGGCGCACGATGGCGGCCTGAAAGGCTTTGTGGGTGAGCGACGGGGGCGGCAGCACGGTCTCTGCCTGGCGTAGCCTGCCCCTGGCGGCGGCTCCCCGCAGATAGGCGTGATATTCTGTCACGGTCCAGTGTTCCGTCATTGCACCCGCCCTCCGCGCTGTGGGTCAGCGACCCACAGCGCCTGGAGCGCGGCATACGTCATGTTGCGTGTCTGTTCGTGGACCTGGCATGTCGTGTACGGCCCTGGCGCTTTGCACTCGACGCAGCGCCAGGCCAGAAAGCAGTCACACCAGCCGTGGATGTCCGGCAGCGTAAGCGTGGTCACGTCGGGGAAGCGGTAGCGGTGCGTGTGGGTCATGGCTACTGCCCTCCGCGCTGCATCACCACCCACCAGCCGAGCAGCGCCACCCCTGCCCACGCCAGCACACAGAAGAGCCCCATGGCGCCCCACGCCAGCAGGCGCAGCCAGTGCGGGCAGGGCGGGTCGGTCGCGCAGGGGCACGCCCGCCCCTGCGCATAGAGCCCCTCGCAGCGGGGGCAGGTGAGATAGCCCGCGGGACGTACTCGCATGGGGGACTCCTTTCGTTAGTTGCGCTGGGCATGCCGTTGCCGGAGCCAGGCGGCGATATCCCCGTCGTTGGGGTCGGCGTCGTCCAGGGCGGCGTCGAGCAGCAGCGCGGTCTCCGTCATCTCCTCCAGACTGGCGCCCACCGGATAGGCGGACTGGCGCCGATCCAGCGCGCTGCGCGGGCGGGGACCGTCGGTGTTGCGGTGTGGTCTCTTCACGAGCCGTTCTCCTCCAGGGTAAACATGCCGCCCAGGTCGGTGCTCCAGGTCACGTGTGTGTTGTTCATCCACGCGCCGTCCGTCTCTGGGCTTTCGTTGCACTGTGGACAGAGGCGATTCTGTCGGACATCCCAGCTCTGAAAGGCGGTGTCGCAGCGTCGGCACGCCACGCGCCGGGCGTAGGGGGATGGCCCGGCGCGTGGCGTGTCCAGCGCACGGAGATAGCCACGGAGCGAGCCAAACAGTCTGGCCACTGTTGCGTAATTGGGCAGCCCCTCACCGCTGTGGAGCTGCGTGGTTGTCGGGTAGCGGCCCTCCTCCGCGAGGAAAAGCCGCGCGGCCTGGAGGGCGCTGGCGACGGCCCACACATGGCCGCCCTGGCGGTGGGGTGCCACGGGGAGGCTGGCATAGTGGTCGTGTCGGGTCATGCTGGCACCTCGTCTGGGGCAACCCGGCTGCCGTAGCGCAGGACGTTACGGGCCTGCGTGGCAATGAGCGTTTCGTCGTCGCTGCTGAGCTGCTCGGTTTGCATGAGCAGGCGCAGGGCTTCACGCAGGATGGCCATTTCAACGACTGGGTCGGGGCAGGGCGTGCCGAGTTCTGGGAAGTCGTCATAGTCATACATGGGGAGAGTCCTTTCTTAGGTATTGCAGGCAAAGCAGAACAATTCTTCTTGCCCTGTCTCTGGCTCATCAATCGGGGCTAGCGGTAACGGGATCATGGAGCGATGCAGATACGGCTGAAGAATGGCCGAGACCCATTCAACTGTCTCGTAAACCTCATCAGGCTCGCCCTGCGTATCGGCACTGATAATCACATCAAATGGTGGAAGTTCGCCATGATGCGACATGAGAGCTATTGCGCTGCTGTCTGATCCCCAGCTCCAATTCAGCACGGATAATGCCGGTGGGGGACTACGCATGCGTCGTGTCCTCCTGTGGGACCCGCAAAAGGTCTGGGACCATATCGGGGGCAAGTTCGTCTGGAGCGACAAGAAAGAACCGAGCCAAACGCTTGAGCGTCTCCAGGGGAATCGACGTGTACCCTTTCTCCCAGCGGATCACGCTATGCTCATGCATGCCGAGCGCACCCGCTAGCTCTGCCTGGGTCAATCCTCGTTGTTCGCGGAAATGACGGATACGATTCGTCATAGATGGGCTCCTTTGTCTCAACATTACATACGGTGCAAGTATAGACAGAAACTTACACACCATGCAAGCCTTATTTTGTATCTCTACGAAAATAAGATTGCATGGCGTGTAAGCCTTTGGTACATTACATCGTATGGAAGTTTTCTTGTGACGCAGGAGTCGTGTCGATGGATGGAGCCCAGGAAATGCAGGTTGCTTTTGGCGAGCAGGTACGGCGGTATCGCAAGCGCGCAGGGCTGACCCTGAAGCAGCTTGCCTCTCGTGTGGACAAAACCGAAGCGAGTGTGTCACGGATTGAAAACGGCAAGCAGAACATTACCTTAGAGGATATTGCCCGCGTTGCCGAGGCCTTGCAGGTCCCCGTTGCCGCGCTCTTTGGCGCCGGCACCTCTCCCGCCATTCCCCCCGAAGAACGCGAAAGCTACCGCCTCTTTCAAGAGGTCTGCCGCCTCGTCCACGGCGCCATTCCTCATCCCCAAAAGGGGCACAAGTCCTATTCGTCACAGAAACAAGGCGCTTTGTACCAGAAAGATCTCATAGTTACGCCAAAATGGCATTTCGTGTAAGCCATGGACTTTCAATGCCTTGCCGCCATTCCTCGCCAGCATCACTTTGTCCCCTTATCAAAAGTCCTTGCGTGCGGTTTCTGCCCTGGATACACCTGTCCTCGTGTTCCCCTCTCGCATAGAAGGAGCTTCCGATGGTCACAGCCCCTGCCCCCACCGTCACGGACCTCTTGACCCTGTACGACCGTGAGTACCTCCACCTCAAGGCCCCGAGCACTGCCTATAAGCAGCGCCTCCTTTACGGCCACTATAAGCGGGCGTTCGGCGAGCTGCCCCTCGCGGCGATTACCCCGGCCTGGTTGCGGGCCTGGCGTGATGACCTGGCGACGACGCACAAGCCGGGCACCGTCCGCGTGTACATGGATGCGCTCTCGGCGGCGTTCACCGTGGCCGTTAACGAGTTGGGGTACCTGGAAGAGCACCCCTTTCGTAAGCTGCGCAAGCTGCCGGACCCCGCAGCGTACATTCGCTTCCTGAGTACGGAGGAACGCCAGAAGCTCGTGCGGGCGTGTCGCCACAGTGAGGACCCGCGCCTGTACCCGGTGGTGCTGCTGGCGCTGCATACGGGCGCGCGCAAGGATGAGCTGCTTCACTTGCGGCGGCGGGACGTCAACTTGACGCAGAAGGTGGTGTATTTTGTGAAAACCAAGGGCGGGATCATTCGGGCCGTGCCGCTCATCGGTGGCGCACTGGACTATCTGAGCAAGCCGATCTTCGCTATCATGCCGCCGGACGCCTGGCTGTTTCCTGGCCCGGTGACTGGCGTGCCGACACGGATTGATTATGCCTGGGATAAAGCACGGAAAGAAGCGGGGTTGCAGCAATTCAGGTTTCACGACCTGCGTCACACGGCCGCAAGCTATCTGCTCATGTCTGGCGCCAACCTGGTCGAGCTGGCCGACATCCTGGGGCATCGCACCATGGCGATGGTGAAGCGGTACGCCCACTTTACCCAGGGGCACACGCGCGGGGTGCTGACGCGGATGGCGCAGCAATTTCTGGAGTAGTGGGTACTTTCTGGCGTGAGGAGCGGAAGCGGGGCGCCCTGCGGCGCCCCGGGGGGGGTGTGGTTACTGCGGCAACCTTCCAGCCGCCGCGTGCGCTGTATTCAGGCGCCGGGCCAAGGCTTCGCCGGTTTCACCGGCAGCAAGGGCATCCGCACAACGGGCACAGTATTCGAGCCGCGCCCTCGGGAAATCGCCCACCCGGGCCAGCATGCGGCCCTGCTCCCGGTCAGGCCAGAGCGTGTGTGTGGCGGGCGCTGCGCAGTAGGCACATGGTTGGGCTGTCATTCTCGCTCCTTCGTGGGGCGCCCTCCGACGCCCCGGTGTGTGGACTGCCGTCGTTACTCCTGCACATCGCCCCTGTGGCGATGCGCGCGCCACGCGCGAAACAGGGCATCGTCTCTCGTGAGAAACGTGTGCCACTCGGGAAGCCAGGTGCCCATGAGCGCCTGGGCATTCTCGATGGCGTTGGCGGCGCGTTGCTCGTGCTGCGCGCTTTCGGGACAGAGGCACTGCGTACACAGCCCCCCGTCAAAGAGATGGTCACAGGGGGAGTCGTCCAGTTCTCTGGCCATGCGGATGCTCCTTCGTGGGGCGCCCTCCGACGCCCCGGTGTGGGGTTAGGCGGGCTCCTCTGCCTGTCTCTCTGCGGCCAGTTGGAGGCTGGCCATCTGCGCGGCCAGGCGTGCAAACTCGGCTGGCGGGACCCGGATGGTGATTTTTGCGCCGTCCTCCCGCGTAATTAGAAAGAAGCCGTGGCTCTCAAAACGCCCGTGCCCGCAGGCATATCCCGCCTGCATGTCGATGGTCCGGACTTTCGCATTGTTGCCGCGCTTGTGATACCAGCCAAAACATGTGGCCATTGGGGTCTCCTTCCTGGGGCGCCCTGCGACGCCCCGGGTCTGTTCGTTACTGTGGCTCCGCCAGTCGTAGATACATCGCACTGGCCAGCACGTGCTGGCAGCAAAACTTCTGCCCCGCCTTCGTGTGCGTACTCCAGTCTTTGCACGTACACTGCCCTGCCTCGACACTGTACCACAGCTCCGGCTCGCGCTGGCTGCGGACGGTCAGCAGCCCCTCACGCTCGCCCGGCGCCACCGCACCGCCCAGCACCAGCGCAGCGGCCTTGCTCAGGCGTTCGACGAGGCTGAGGTCATGTTTCGCCATGGCCTTGTCCAGGCCGCAGGCCAGCAGCGCGGCGAGTTGCTCCGTGCGGGTGCGCATCGGCGGCTCGGCTGGCACGGGAGCCAGCGCTGCGCGGGTGGCGGCGATAGTTGCGGTCAGGTTCGCAGCGGCCTCGTCAGCATTGGCCCCGCGCCCGGTGGCTTGCGCCTTGCCGTAGCCGGGGACGTCGAACAGCAGGTTGACGCTACACGCTGCTTCGGGGAGCGTGCCGGGCTCTTTCACGATGACCACTTTCGCACTCGGGCGCTTGCGGTTGCAGCCGACGCTTGTGCCATGTATACTTGCCATTGCCTAGGCTCCTCTGGAGAGGGGTTGGTGCTGTGGGGCGGGGGAAGGTCCTTGCCAGTTCCTTTTCCCTCGCCTTGCGCTGTCTCTATTGAAGAGTATACAACCCTGCTAACTTCATGTCAACTCATTTGTAAATAAATATTGCATACCTGTGAAAATTTGTTACACTGTTGTCTAAAGGAGGGTTTATGGATGTCCCTTTAGGCACCCGTGTACGTACGTTGCGTCGGCAGCAAGACCTCACCCAGCGCCAACTGGCCTCGCGTGCGCGTATGAATCCCATTACCATTTCCCGGCTGGAGCACGGCAATTCTGAGCATGTGTATGCGCGGACGGTGCGAGACCTTGCCCTTGCGCTTGGCTGTACGACGGATTATCTTCTCGGCATGCCCGACGCTGGCAAGGAGTGACCCCCATGAGCTTCATCTCTCGCTTATCTCGATACCAGTCTCTCTGCAATGCCGAGGAGGGTGCCGCGCTGGATGCCAGGATACCAGTAGGTGCGTCTGGAACGCCCCCGCTGGACGGCTGCACACTCGATCCATTGGCGATGCTCGCGCCGATGGCGGACGTGGAGCAGCTCTGGCAGGACATGTACCTGCGCGTGTCGGTGATCGAGATCCTCCAAGATCCCCCGCCTGCGCCTGCCCTCCCCGGCCACCTCTGCGAGGTGTGCCTCGATGCGCCTGCCGTGCAGCTCCAGCCCGCGCCCTGGGGTGGCGCGATGGGGATGTGCGCGGCGTGTGCAGGAGGACCGCCTGTGCCGCCACCCATGACGGAAGCCCAATGGACGCAGTTGGACCACGCCTTGACGCAGCGCTACCTGGCGCATCGGTACGCCGTGCACCAGGAGCATAGCTTGCCCTGCGGCTATTGCCGGAGCCTGGAGAGCCTGCGCCTGGGGCTGTGTGACTTTTATGTGGCGACGGAGGAGACGTCGGTATGAGTGACATTCCTACGTTTGACCTTCCCGATTTTAACGTGACCACTGCGGGGGACCGCGTGGTGGTCACGATGGCCTATAATCATGATGTCTATACGTTGCTCCTTAGCGCGTCAACGGCCTGCGCGCTGCGTGATGATTTGATTTCGGCGTGTCAGCAGTTGGGAGATGTTCCGCCTTTAACGGTAACGCAGCAGCACAATAGCGATGGCTCGATTTCCGTGCGCTATGGCTGGCAGAGGGGGCGCGCTCATGACTTTGGATGTGGATAACTATACCGCGCAATGTTTGCTGAATGCGGTCGCGATGGAATTACGGACGCTCGCCGGTGGTGTCTTGTCACCCAGCATGCAACAGTATCAGGCCACACTGCTGCGCGTACGGCAAGACCTGAACGCCCTACTGAGCGCGCCGTCTCCCTGCCCCCACTGCGGCGTCTATGGGGCACATGCGTGTGTGGAGATACAAGCTGCCCGCTGGGCGAAGGAGGCTGTGCCCTGTCTCCCCAGGAACACGTGGACCGTCTTGTGGTAGAGCGAGCCACCCTTCGCGGTGAACGCCTTGCGTGTATCGAGCGCTGCGAGTTGGCCCGATTCGCAGCGATTGAGCGACGGTTAGCGACCATTTTTCGGGCGCTTCCACGGCTGCGGTACCTGGCCGCCGGGGGAAGCGCCTATCGCGGCGAGCTTGAGGGAGTATGGTGAGAGAGAGGCCCTGCACGCGAGGGCGCGATGGTTGCTGTGCCATTGATGGATGAGGCCCTACTCGCGTGCCTGTGGGCCTGAATGCCCTTGCGTTTACATGGGTGCGCGTATAGGATATGGGACCACCCGTGTTGATATTCGACTCACAGAGGAGCCCCCCCCCCCATGGATGTGAATGACCCTGCCACCGCTCGTGCACTCGTGGGGCTCATCCCTGCGTACTATTTTGGCATCCAGATTATCCCTATTCTGGACGGCGCTGCTGACGGTGAGGCTCTTTGCATTCTTGACGGCGCTCCCCCGCCCGCGCTGCCAGGCCCTCTCTGTGAAGCCTGCCTCGCTGCCCCGGCAATCCAGGTCCACCCCGCACCGTGGGGTGGGGAGATGGGCGTGTGCAGCGCGTGTGCCCCCACGTGACAGATGCCATGCAATCTTTCCCTTGACAACTTTTCCCCTTCGCCCTACCTTGTCTCTAAGCGCATGTGTGTCCCTCGGGGCACCCGTGCGCTTTTTTGTGCCGAGCTGACAAAATGCGCTGCGTTCCCTGCTGCCCGCCAGCGGGCAGCAGGGAGCAGGATACAGGAGTCTATGGCTGCCCCCAGCGTCACGACCCTCTTTCCGAAAATTACCCACCCACAAAAGCGGGCGATTCTTGCGGCCTATGCGGAAACGGGGCGGATTTCGCATGCGGCCACCCGCGCGAACGTGGCCCTACGGATGCACTATTACTGGCGCAAGGTGGACCCGGACTATGAGACAGCCTGGCTCGATGCCCAGCGGATGGTCGGGGATATTCTGGAAGAGGAAGCGGTGCGCCGCGCGCGCGAGGGGATTACCAAGACGAAGTTTTACAAAGACCAGCCGATTGCGATTGAAACTGAATATAGTGATACCCTCCTCATCTTCCTCATGAAGGGCGCGAAGCCCGACAAGTACCGTGACAACCTCCACGTGCAGCAAGAAGTCTCCGGCGAGGTGACGCTGACCTGGAGTGACCGCCTGGCGCGGGCGCATACCGCGCTCGAGGAGCGCCGCAATGGCCATGCTTTGCCTGCCTGACGCCGACCTCCTCGACTTCGCGGCCTCCTGCGTGGATGACCCCTTGCGCTTCGTCCTGGCGGCCTTCCCCTGGGGCGAACCCGGCACGCTGTTGGCACACGAGACCGGGCCGGATACGTGGCAGGTGGCGGTGCTGGAAGAGATGCGCGTGCATATCCAGACGTCCACCGTGGCGTTCCGTAAGGCTGTGGCAAGCGGCCACGGCGTGGGCAAGTCGGCCTTGACCTCCTGGATTATCCTGTGGTTCCTCGCGACCCATCCCCACCCCCAAGCGGTGGTCACGGCGAACACCGGCACGCAGCTCAATACCAAGACGTGGCGCGAACTCGCCAAGTGGCTCCAGCTCAGTCTCTATGCGGAGACGTTTGCCTGGACCGCCACCAAGTGTTACCACCGCCAGCACCCGGCCACCTGGTTTGTCGCCGCGGTCCCGTGGCGCGCAGATCGCCCCGAAGCCTTTGCGGGCACCCACGAGAAACACGTGCTGGTGATCAAAGACGAAGCCAGCGCGATTGACGATATTATCTGGGAGAACGTCGAGGGTGCGATGACGACGCCCAGCGCGTTCTGGCTCGCCTTTGCCAACCCGACCCGCAACAGTGGCCGCTTCAAAGAATGTTTCCCTGGGGGCCGCTTCGCGCATCGCTGGAGTACCACGCAGGTCGATAGCCGCACGGCGAAGATGGCCGACCAGGCGCAGATTGCGCAGTGGATCACCGACTACGGCGAGGATAGTGACTTTGTGCGCGTGCGCGTCAAGGGCGCATTCCCTCGCCAGGCCGTGGGGCAGTTTATCAGTGACGCCGACGTGGACGCGGCCTGTCGCCGGGAGGCGGTCGATGACCCGCTGGCGCCGACCATCATTGGCGTGGATGTGGCGCGCTTTGGGGATGATCGCAGCGTCATTCTGGTCCGGCGTGGCGGGCAGATTCTCGAATGTACGACGTACCGCGAACTCGATACGGTCCGCCTGAGCGGCTTTGTGTGCGAAGCCGTCGAGCGCTACCGCAGTGCCCAGCCGACGCTGTGTGTCGATGGCGTCGGGGTGGGCGCGGGCGTGGTGGATGTGTGTCGCGCCCGCAACTACCGCGTGGAAGAGGTGCTGAATGGGGGCACGCCCCAGGACCCGGTGCACTATGAGAATATTCGGGCTGCGTCGTGGGCGGGCCTGCGCACCTGGCTCCAGGCCCGCGCCAGTCTGGATGCTAAAGCCCCCTACATGCAAGAGTTGCGCGCCGATTTGCTTGGCCCGGAGTACGGCTACGATGCCCAGAACCGCTTGCAACTGGAGCGCAAGGCCCATATGAAGGCGCGGGGCTTGGCATCGCCCGACGTGGGTGACAGCTTAGCTCTCACATTTTCCGTGCCGGTGGCGCCCAAGGGGATGCCCGCTGCGCCGGTGCGCCCGCGGCCTTCGGTGGACGCGGTGCCCCGTGGCCAAAGCTGGCTGGCGTAAAGGAGCGATGATGACCGAAGACGCGACCCCGTATGCCCCCGCCACGCTGGCCTTCCCCGAGACGCGCCTGACCAGCGAGCGGCTCTGGGTGAGTAGCGCCCGCTCCGTGCTGCGGGCACGGCAGGCCGTGTATCCCCCCGAGTCACTCCTATGTGGCGCCTATACGCATGCGCTGCTGGCGCTGGACTGGCTGGCATGTCGCTTGCGCGAGGAGGACGAAGCCGATGCACTTACAGATTGACCCGGCGTCCAGTTTTGAAGAACCGTTCCGTGTCTATCCCACCAGTAGTGAACTGATCGTGGTGTGTACGCAGGATGGCCATCGCTATACGCTGCGCTTTGATACGGCCGAACAAGTGCTGCTGACCGAGGCGCTAGGAGCGCTGAGTGGCTGAGTCGTTTCCCTTTGCATCCACGCCCTCCTCGGCGATGCAGGACCCGGACGCGGCGCCGCTCCTGTGGCCCTCTGAGGACGATGCGACGCTGCTCGCCACCGCGCAGACGCACTGGACGCAGGCGGAGCAGGCCGAAAGCGCCTGGCGCACGAGAGCGCTGAAGGACCAGCGCTTCGAGGCCGGCGAACAGTGGCCGCCGGGCATTGTCGAGCAACGTGACCGCGACCGGCGCCCATGTCTCACTATTGACCGCATGGGCACGCACCTGCGCCAGATTGTCAACGAGGGGCGCCAGCATCGCCCGGGGATCATTGTCAGCGCGGTGGACGATCAGGCGGACCCCGAGACGGCGAAGATTCTGCGCGGCCTGGTGCGGGACATCGAGCAGCAGAGCCAGGCCGATATCGCCTACACGACCAGTCGCCAGCAGGCCGTCGGCATTGGGCGCGGCTTCTGTCGGATCGTGCCGGTCTATGTGGACGATTTCAGCTTTCGCCAGGAACTGCGCATCCTGCCCATTCGCAACCCGTTTAGCGTCTACCTGGACCCGGCGTACACCATGCCCGATGGCTCGGACGCCAATTGGACGTTCATCGTGACCCGCCTGGCCAAGGACGACTACGAGCGGACGTATCGGCGCCTGCCTGTCGACGCGACCCATTGGGCGGCGGAAGGGGACACCTGGTTCAACGGTAGCGAGGTGCAGGTGGCCGAATACTGGTGGCGCGAGTGGCGCCCGATGGAACTGGCACTCTTGGAGGATGGGCAGGTGCTCCCGATGGCGCGCGTCACGCCCGACCAACAGCCCCTGGTGCTCAAAACACGCACGACGCGCATCCCGCAGGTCTGGCAAGCCAAAATCAATGGCCATGAAGTGCTGGAAAAAACGCACTGGCTGGGGCGGTATCTGCCGCTGGCGCAGCTCGTGGGGGAACAGATGGACCTCGAGGGGGAGGTCGATTATCGCGGCCTGACGCGGCGCTTGAAAGATCCCCAGCAGATGGCCAATTACTGGTTCACCGCCTTTACCGAAGGGGTGGCCCTTGCGCCCAAGAACGCCTTTGTGGGCGCCTATGAACAGTTCCAGGGCTTTGAAGAATACTGGAACGCGGCGAACACGAGCAATTATAGCTATCTGCCGTACAATCCTGTGCAGGTGGCGGGCACGGTCCTGCCCCCGCCGCAACGCTCCGCCGTGGAGCCGGCCGTGCAGGCCATGATGCAAGGGGTCGCCATGGCGGCCGATCACATCAACGCGATTAGCGGCTACCATGACCAGGTGCAAGATCAGGACCCGGCCATCAGTGGGGAGGCCATCCGACGGCGCCAGCAGGGCATTAATACAGCCTGCTTCCACTACCAGGATAATGAGCGCTGGATGATTCGCCATCTCGGGCGCATCCTCCTCGACGCCATCCCGCACTACTACGATGGCCCGCAGACCGTGCGCATTGTGGGCGACGATGAGCAAGTGCGCCAGGTGCTGCTCAATCAACGCTACGTCGATGAAGACGGGAAGGAACGGCTCTACGACGTGACGGTGGGGCGCTACGATGTGCGCGTGGATGGTGGGCCGTCGTTTGCGACCAAGCGCCAGGACGCGGTCGATAAGCTGAGCCCGATTATGGGCAGCTCTGAATGGCTCCAGCATACGATTGGCGACATCTATTTCCGCAGCCTCGATGTGGACTTTGCCGAGCAGGCCGCGAATCGCCTGAAGAAAGCGATGCCCCCGGAACTGTTGGCCGATGAGCCCGGCGCGGAGAAGTTTGCCAAGGCGCAGGAACAAATGCAGCTTGCGCAGAAAGCCCCGCTCCTGGAAGAGGAACTGAAGAAAGTCCAGGGGCAACTGATGCAGATGCAACAGAGCATGCAGAGCCTCACGATGGACAATCAGCAATTGCGGCTGGCGGTGCAGAACAAAGAGCGCGAGCTGGCGCTGAAGCAGCAACTCGAAGAGCACAAGCTGGCGCTCCAGGCGCAGGAACAGGCGCATGAGGCCCGCATGGCGGAGCTGGACTTGGCGCTCGCCGAGTACGAGGCGCGCACCGACAGGATGCAGGCCCTGCGGCCGCCGGTCAGCACTGGGAGCGTGCGGCCCTAGCAGCCTTGTTCGCACACAAGTGTATATCGGCGCTAGCCCCTGCCTGATCCCCAGGGGACGGCGCAAATCTGAGCCCTCAGAGTGCTTCTAGAAGCGGCACTGTGGGGGCTTTTTGCGTTGCTAGCGCCGATACCGTTTCGACCTCCCGCTCAGGCACCGGGTCCTGTGCCTGCCTCGCCCTCATGTGGGGCGCGTACCACATGCTAATGGAGTACGCCCGATGGCCGAAGAACAGACTGGGATTTTGGTGGAAGAAGGCTCCCCGCCCTCGCTACCCCCGGCTGCGCCTGTCACTGAGGAGCCGCCCGCCGAGGCGTCTCCGGAGTCGACAGCGCCTGACGCAGACTCAGCCCCTGCTGCGCCCGAGGAGGAGCCCCCCGTCCCGCGGGGCATTCAACGGCGCATTGATACGTTGACCCGTCGCAATTACGAGTACCAGCGGGAACTGGACATGCTCAAAGGCACGGTCCAGGCCCTCCAACGGCCTGCGGCTCCTGAGGCCGCGCCTGCGGCCCCGTCGCGCCCCGTGCGCCCGCGCAGTGAGGATTTCACGTCCCAGGAGGCGTACTACGCGGCGGAAGATGCCTACATTGAAGCGGTCGCCGACTACCGCGCCGAGCAACGCCTCACGGCGTTTCAGGCCGAGCAAGCGACCAAAGCGCAGGAGGCCGCGCAGCAACGCGAACTCGCGGATGCCCAGCAGGCCGTGCGCCAGCGGGAAGCGGAAGTGCTCCGGCAGCACCCGGACTATTACGAGCGCTGCGGTGTCGTGGTGCGTCAGCTCTCCCCGAATCTGAAGACGGCGATTGAGCTGGCGGGCACGCATGGCCCCGACCTGGTCCTGCATCTCCATGACCACCCCGAGGATATCCAGCGGCTCAATCAAGTGCCCTGGCATCGTCTCGGCATTGAACTTGGCCTGTTGCGGGCGAGTGCCAACGGGACCGGAGCTCCGCCTCCGGCTCGAGCCGCGCCGCGCCAGGCCACCCCCAAACCCGAGCCCCCGACGCCGCTGTCTGGCGGGGGGCGTACCACGACGCCGGGCTACCGTGAGGATATGAGCCAGGCGGAATTTGAAGCCTGGTGGAAACAGGCGTCTCGGCGTCGGTAGGAGCCCTGCATGGCGGATACTAATACCTACGTCACTATTACCATGGTGACGCGGCGCATTCTGCAAGTGCTGAAGAACAACATTGTGTTCTCCAGTAACGTGAACCGGAAGTATGACAATCAGTTTGCCATCACTGGCGCGAAGATTGGCAAGGTGTTGCAAATCCGGGAGCCCACCCCGTTTGTGGTGCAGGATGGTCCCACGTTTGTGGGCGGGGCCTATCAGGAAACCACCGTGCCGCTCTCGATTGATTTTCATAAGCATTGTGACCTGGAAATGGGCCTCGTGGAGCAGACTTTTAACTTTGACGACTGGAGCAAACGGGTTGGCGAGCCGAAAGGCATCGAGCTGGCCAATAGCGTGGACCTCTCGGGCTTCCAGACGTGCTACTGGAATGTCGCCAACTCGATTGGCGGCGGCTCCTGGGGCGCGGGCGTCTGGACCAATGCCGTCAATACCCGTACGGTCTACGGGCAAGCGGCCGCCCTCCTCGACGATTTCGCCACCCCCCGCGATGGCCGCCGCATGGTGGTCATGGATCAGTGGGAACAGGCCCGCATCGTGGACAGCAACAGCGCCCTCTTTCACAGTGGCCCGGAGATTGCCAGCGCCTACGAGGATGGGATGCTGGGCCGCTTTGCGGGCTTCAAGTTCAACATGGATCAGAACGTCATTACGCATCAAGTGGGGCCGCGTGGTGGGGTGCCCGTGGTGGACCTGGCCGGGCAGACGGGCAGCGTCCTGAATACCAAGACGTGGACGGCGGCGGCGGCCTTGCGCTTGCGGCGCGGCGACGTGTTCCAGGTGGCAGGCGTGTTTGCCGTCAATCCCCGCTCCCGGCTCTCGACGGGGCGGTTGCAGGATTTTACCGTCACCGCCGATGTGAGTAGTACAGCCGCGGGGCTGGTGGCCATTCCGTTTAAGCCTGCGATCATCCTGGCGCCCAATCCCCGGCAGACGGTCACGGCGGCGCCTGCCGATAACGCCCTGCTGTCGTTCAATGGGCTGCCCGACCGCTATTACAAGCAGAACATTGGCTACCACACGGATGCGTTCACTCTGGCGTGCGTGGACCTGGAGAAGCCGCCGGGCAACATCGAAGCGCAGCGCGTGACGGACCCGGACAACGGCTTCAGCATGCAAAGTATGCGGGACTTTGACTCCCGCACGTATACCTCGATTAATCGTTGCGACATTCTGTTTGGCTGGGCCGCGATTCGTCCGGCGACCGCCGTGCGCATCTGGTCCGTCGCCGACTAACTCTGACATGGACAGGCTGGCCCTGCCCTGGAGCCCCTATGGACGAGCATATCTATCCCTGCTGGTTGCACCATCTCACCCGGCCGTCCGTGCTGGTGGAGAGCCTCGAGCAGGAGGCTGCCCTTCCGGACGGCTACCGCTACGATCCTTTTACGCCCGAGGAACAGGCCGCCGAGGCCCTGAAGCTCGCGGCCCAGGCAGCCCAGACCGGCGCGGCCTCCGTGCCGCCGCCCAGGATGCCCCCGGCCCCAATGGCGCCCCCCCTACATGACGTGCCGGATATGCCCGATACCCCCGACGCGCCGCACGCGCGTAGGAGATAACGCATGGCCATTCTTACTGTGAATAGTGACCTGCTCACGCCGGGCTATCCCGCCCTCACGGCGAAAGCGGATGGGGACATCCGGTGCTACGTGTTCACCATGCCCATTCCCGTGCAAGCGGACATCGGCTCGACGTTGCGGCTGTGCCGCGTGCCACAACATGCCGTCTTGCTGCCCAACCTGTCGTGGATTCAGTGTACCGCCCTGGCCTTGCTCACCGTGTCGCTCGGCTGGGAGGCGTATCTGGATGAAACGACGAAACTGATGGTGCCTGCCAACCCGACCGGGCTGGGCACCACCCTCACGATTGCTGCGGGCACGCCGGTGCTCTTTTCGTCGTTCCCCGCGGCCCCGCTGCCCCGCACGTTTGCGGGCGCGGCGGTGCTGACCGCCCTCACGGCGGGCGCGAATATCACGGCGGGCTTTACGGTGGCCGGGGCGGTGAGTTACGCCTTTTACGGGTAAGGTTTCTGCATGCCGACCGCAAGAACAGTGATTTCTGGGGCGCTGCGCTCGCTCGGCGTGGCCTCGGCGGAGGAGCCGGTGCAAGCCGTCATGGCGACCGATGCGCTGGAACTCCTCAACGCCCTGGTGGACTCGTATAGTCTGGAGCGGTTGACGATCTACCACACCCCCGCCACGGTGGTCCCGTTGGTGCCCAGCGTGGCGAGCTATACGTGGGGCGTCGGGGGGGTGCTGGCGAGTGAGCGACCGCTCCAGCTTGGCCCCCAGGCGCACCTGCGGGATGCGACCAGTAGTTATGAGTACGAAGTCAACGTGATTGACCAGGCGCGGTACGGGGCGATTCCCGACAAGACCGCGCCGGGGATGCCGACGGCGCTTTACTACGCCCCCAGCTTTCCGCTCGGGGAACTGTTCATCTGGGCCGTGCCGACGCAAGCGTGGGACCTGATTGTATATCCGTACCGCGTGTTGCCGCACTTTGTGGACTTGGACACGGTGGTGTTGCTGCCCCCTGGCTACGAGCGGCTGCTTCGCACCGGACTCACGGTGGAAGCGGCGCCGGAGTATGGGCGCGAGGCCACCGGCGTGCAGCTCGCGCAGCTGATGGAAGCCAAAGCGAATGTGAAGCGCCAAAACGTCGTGGTCCCCCGGGCGCAGGTGGACGCGGCCCTGTGGCCGGTGCATGTGGGCACGGATTTACGGAGTTGGAGCCCGTGATGCCAGAGTTAAAGGGCTTTTGCGGTCCAAGCGGACAATCCCGCAGTCCTTTTGTGGCGGCTGATCGCACGGTCAACATGTACCTACAAGAACTGGACAATGAACGCGGCCGTTTTGCGCTTTTTTCCATGCCCGGCTTGCGGCCCGTGGCGCTCCTGCCCAGCGCCCCGGTGCGTGGCCTGTGTACGACGTCTACTGGCAGGACCTTTGCGGTTACTTCCACGACAATTTTTGAGATTTTTGCTGGGTGGACCGTGCTTTCGAGGGGCACCATCCCCACCGGCACCACGCCCGTGTCGATGATCGACAACGGTATTGCCCTCTTCCTGAGTGTGAACGGGGAAGGCCGGGTGCTTGACTTGACCAGTAACGTGCTCACGACGGTCGCGCCGCCCGGGCTGGCGTTTGCGCGGGTGTTCTATCTCGACGGGCGCTTGCTCTCGCATGACCCCGGCACGCGGCGCTTTTACTTTAGCGACTTGTTTGATGCGCTGACGTGGGATCCGCTCAGTTTCTACGAAGCGGAGGGCCGCCCCGACCCGATTGCCACGCTGTTCGTAGATCACCGCGAACTCTGGATTCCCGGCAGTCAGAGCACCGAAGTCTGGTACTCGACCGGCAACAGCCTGGACCCGTTTGCGCGCATGAGTGGCGTCTTCCTGGAGCAAGGCAGTGGCGCGCCGGAGAGCTTTCAGGCCCTCGACAATACCCTCTTCTGGCTCGGCGGGACCACGCGCGGGGAATCCCCGGTGTGGATGGCCAACGGCTACCAGCCGGTGCGCGTCTCGACGCATGCGCTGGAGACCGCGATGAGTGGCATGCCGACGGTGGCGGATGCCATCGGTTTTACGGCGCGGCATGGCGGGCACGCCTGGTACGGGTTGGACTTTCCAACGGGTGGGGAAACGTGGCTCTATGACACCAGCACGCAAGCCTGGACCGAACTCGCGGACTTGCAGGCGGCGGGCACGCTGACCAACTACCCGAGCCACCAGCACTGTAGCGCCTTTGGCTTCCATCTGTGGGGGGATAGCACGACTGGGCAATTGTACGTCTGGGACCCGACGTATCACCGTTACGGGACGAAAGAGCGCCTCTGCGAGCGGATTGCGCCCCATCTGCGTGGCGAGGGGCAACGCCTCACCTATCACTGTTTTGAGCTGCTCATGCAGGCGGGCGTCGGGCTCGACGCTGCGGTCTCGCCGGGCGAGAATCCCCAGGTGCGCTTGCAATGGTCGGACGATGGGGCGCAGACCTGGAGCATGGAGCACTGGCGCAGCGCCGGGCGCATTGGCCACACGTTTGAGCGTGTCCGGTGGCACAGACTTGGCCAGGCGTACCGCCAGCGGGCCTTTCGCGTGGGCATGACGGACCCAGTGCAAATCGCTCTCTTGGGCGCGAACGTGGAGGCGAGTTAATGATGGCGACTGAGGGGATACGGATGGATACGTGGATTCGTGCCGACTACACCTTTACGGATCGGCGCGCGGTGGTCTCGCTTGCCACGGAGCAGCTGTGGCATGTCCGTGCCTGGAAAGCCCTCCTCCAGGCGCAGGACCCTCGTGCCCTTGCCGATGCGTTGACCCGGTTGCTGGGCATTGCGGAGGGCGGGCGTTATGCGGGCGCCGCCGTGTTGGCATTACGGTACAACCTGCCCATGGATAGCTGGGAGGTCAGTATCATGCATGCGCAGCTCGAAGCTGTCCCGTGGGGCGAGCGTGCCCCTGAGTTTCCGCTCCGCGTGACCACGGCAGACCTCCATGCGGCATTAGAGCCCGTGGCCGTCGAGACGTCCTAGAGGAGCATGCCATGCGTGTCGTGTGGATTGCGGTCCTGGTGCTGCTGCTGGGGAGTGGGGCTGGGACCTGGGGTCCGCTCCCGGTGGCCATGGCGGACGATGGGGGAGGGGAGTAACGGTGGCAGAGTCTCTCAGTCCCCCGCCCTTCCGTGAGGAACTGATCGGGCGGCAGAGCTTTCTCCTGACCGCGCTCTGGCAACGCTGGCTCGATGTGCTGTTTCGGCGCCAAGCCAGTGTGGAGACGCGGTTGGCGGACTTAGAGGCGCGCGTGACACTTCTCGAGGGACCCTAGCATGGCGCATCTCTCCCAAGACGCCGCGAACAAGGCGGCGCAACAGATGGACTTACAGGGGTTTGTGTATCAGAGCATCGAGGCGTTGAGTGCCTATATTTGTGACGCGGGGACGTGGGCGGATGCGCTGGCGCTGCTGGCCTACCTCAGTGACTACGTGAGTACGATGGAGCGACGACGGGGGACGGACTGATGAAGCACTTTCTCAAATTGGCCCAGAATCTCGACGTGCTGCCTTTGCTCGTGGCCCTGCATCGGCAGCCGTGGCTTTGGGACCGGCACCCGATTCGCACCACGTTTCCGGGCAGCCCGCACGCGCAGGTGAGCGATATCCTTCTCCGCTTCAACGGCGGTCCTGCGTATGGCGTCCAAGCCACGGCGCCCACGTCGGACGATGACCACGAGTGTCATCCATATCCGGCCTGGTGGGCCTTGCCGGAAGCACATCCGCTGGTCTTGACGCTCTTTGCCGCGGTGCGGGGGACGCGCCTCGGGCGGGTCATGATTACCCGCATGGACCCCGGCACCGCGATTGCGCCGCATAGCGACAGTCAGGCACAAACAGACTATTTTTCGCGGTTCCACATCGTTCTTGCTCACCCGCAGTGGGCCTGTGTCTTTACCATTGAGGATGAGCAGGTGGAGATGAAGCCCGGCGAATGTTGGATGGTCGATAATTCACAACTGCATGGAGTGACCAACGATGGCGACAGCGAGCGACTCTCGCTTATCATCGATATCCACAGCGACCGTGC